CTAGCGTGAGCACTCCGTGGCGTGGGAGTAGATCTTCGCGAGGTCGTCGGGGGCAACGTTGGCGAGGGAGTGAGTGTCTTGGATCTGGGAGATGGCTACGGGGTCGAGGTCGCTCCATGATTTCTCGACCATGCACTGTGTGGTGGTGGCCGTGTACTCGCCGAGGCCGACGATGCCGTCGGGCACGTAGGAGCTGGTCCACGGGTGCCAGAGGGTCACGAGGTAGATGACGACGGCGAGCAGGAGGAGGGAGAGAATCGACTGGACGATGCCGAGGGCTCTGTACGCCATGCGGAACGGCGTGAAGATGATGAACATGGCTGGGGCCTTTCAGCTGTTGCGCACGGTGTAGCGCAGGGGGTGGCGGTCGTGGACGAGGACGGGACGGGCGAGGGCTTCCATGAGGCGCTTGTGGGCGTTGTTAAGTTCCTGGAAGTCGCGGGGGTCGCCGCCCCTGTCGGGGTGAAGGGTACGAGCTCGGGCGCGGAACGCTCGGTTGAGATCGGCGAGAGTGGCGGTGGAGCTTATGCCGAGGAGCTTGAGGTCGTGGGGGTTGGGGCGGGTCATGCTTGTTCCTTGTTCTTCATCTGCTGGCGGTAGTTGGCGATGCCGCCTCCGATCATGGAGGCGAGGCCGCGGACGCCCCTGGAGGCGACGTTGGCGGCTCCCATGGCGAGGGTGCCGGTGAGGCCTGCGGTGATGCGCCAGGTCTTGCTGAGTCCTCCGAGGTCGGTGCGCTGCCAGGTCTTGCGCGTGTACTCGCTGGCGTTGCGCTGGCCGGAGGAGAGGATGTGCGTGGCGACGGACATGGCACGTTGCATCTCGTCGTAGCGTCGCACGCCCGATGGGGTGCCGTTGATGGTGCTCCAGGTCTGGCGGTCGAACTCTTCGCCCTCGATGCTGATGTGCTGAAGGAGGGGCATGTCAGCGAAGAGCTGGGAGATTGACGAGTCGGGCTTGTATCCGAGGTCGGGGCAGACGTAGGAGCAGTAGAAGTCCCAGGAGTCGAAGGACAGTCGGCGCAGGTTGGGCATCTCCCGTAGGACGGTCCAGTTCATGATGGGCGCGATGTTGGAGGATCGGATCGCGTCAGTCATGTACGGGGGGATGACCTGGTTGTTGCGCCAGTCGTCGGTTACCTGGGTGCGGTAGGCGACTCCGTTCATGATGACGGTTTCGCCGACGACTCCGACGCGCTTGACGCGAGCCCAGGTGCCGGCCCATTCGTTCATGTCGGCGTAGAGCGCTGCCTGCACTGCGTCGGGGGTCATCTCCGTGGGGGTGATGGTGCGGGGGGTGCTGGTGTTGAACTCGTAGCCGCCGCCGGTGGTGGGGCGCACGGGGCTGGTGGAGTAGTCCCATGTGGGTGCGGGCGCGTCGGGTTCGTCGGGCATGGCCATGCGGTCGGCGTTGGGGTCGGTGGTGTCGTCCATGTCGGGGACGGTGGGGGCCGGGGGCATGGGTGGCGGTGGGGGGACAGGTGGGACCGGCGCAGTGGGTGCAGCAGGAGCCGGGGGCTGGGGGACCGCCGCGTGCGCGCCTTCGGGGTTGCCGGTGGTGCTCTCGGCGGTTGGCTTATCGTCGTCGCCGGTGAGGCCGCTCAAGTCCCACTCTTCCGCGTCGCTGCCCGCGAGCACGAAGCCGCTGTTGGTATCTTCCGACTCGAAGGCCTTGGGGCAGACGCGACGGAACAGGGTGACAGACTGAGGGTCGTACTCGTAGCCCTGGAAGACGTTGTAGATGTCCTCAACGGAGGCGATCCACTGGGGGCGCAGGTCAGACACCCATTCTTGCCAGGTGCCCTCGTAGCCGAGCTTGCGGACGGTGAGGTTCGCTGCGTCGGAGAGTTTCTGGAGGGTGGCCGCGGCCTGATCGCGGGTGACTCCGGCTTTCGCGAGGTAGCCCTCGAAGCCGAGGGAGGGGTCGAGTTCGCCGGTGTCGGTGGATACGTCACGTCGGACGGCTTCCACGTCTACGCCTGCGCTCTTCATGTAGGAGATGCTGTTGTTCCAGCAGTAGCCGTCTTCGCTGCCATCGGCGAAGAGGAGGCCGGGGCGCAGGTATGTGGCGGTGCGGGCGACGGACTCGTCGCCGTTCATGATCTTGTGGATGTTGTCGCCGCTGAAGCCTGGGACGTAGGCGAAGCATCGCATGGTGGAGGACAGCTTGTCCGAGGCGTAGGAGCCGGGGGTGAGCTGGTTCAGGTAGTTGCGTCCAGGGTGGTGGCCGATGAACACGTCGGTCTTGCCGATGGAGGCGTAGCTGTAGATGAAGTTGTCGGCCTCCTTGAAGGGAATCGAGATGTTCTTCGTGCTGGCATTGAGCGGTTTACCTGCGGGGAAGAACTGACCGATGTCAGTGACAGGGTTGACGGGATCCTGGCCGATCATGAAGACACGGGAGCGTTTGGCTTCGGCATTGTTGAAGCCTGCGTTGCGCAGCTGGGATAGTTTCTCGAAGGACTTGCGCATCATGAAGTACATGCTGGTGAACCACAGCTCACCTGCGTTCACGTCCTGCTTGGGCTTCTTCTTGTCGTCGAAGTCGGACTGCTCCCAAGCAACCCACTCAGCCTCGTAGTTCGTGTAGCACATGTGGCCTTGCATGTTGGACTGGAAGAACGTCTGGATCTGCTGATTCGTGTTACTGATTTCGTCAAACACGATGCAAATGCCGTCTTTTCCGCCCAGTTGTTCAGCGATTTCGGGGCTGATTGTACGGGCTGCGAGCATTCCGAGCGCGAGGATCATGTATCGCAGGTAGACGACGGTGCCGAGGGTGCCCGTGTAGCCGGGGGCCCACGCGAGGTTGTCTTTGTTCAGGTACTCGGGGATGCGGGCGCGGGCCTCGAGCTCGGCGACCTTCGCTGCCGTGTACTGCATGAACATGTCCGTGCCCTCTTCGGGGTTGCTCGCGATGTTCGAGCCGTTGATGACGAAAGCGTCGGGGTTGATCGCCAGGAGGAGGGAGGCCATGTCGGGCTTGTTGTCGCCCAGGCCGGGGGCGATGCCGGCGATGAGGTGCATTGCGAGGATCGTTTGCGTGGTCAGGCCCTTACCGGATCGGGAGCCCGCGAAGATGCCGTGGCTAGTGTGATCGTTGAACTGCTTGATCTCCTTGCCGGTGGTCACTACGTCGTCGTCGAGGCCGATGCCGAGGATCATGTTGTTGGCGCTGGGCTTGCGTCCCTGGCGTTGCATCGCGTCGAGGATCTTGCCTGCCCACACGGGGGAGGCGTTGGCGAGCACCTTGTCCATGTCGTGCCGGAACTCCCAAAAGATCCCGTCGTTGATGGGGTCGTAGTTCTGGGCTGTGGTGCCGCCTGCGAAGCCGAGAGCTTCGACGATGGCGCGCTCGACGATGTTCTCGCTGAAGCCTTCGTAGGGGGTGAGGACTCGGACCTTGACCTTGACGGGGATGTTGCTCGGGGAGTTGTCGTAGGCGGAGACGAGGATGCACGTCGTCATGGCCTTGTAGATGCTTTCGAGTGCGCCGACGACCTTGGTCATCATGGAGGGGTCGTGGTAGGCGAGGCCGTTGTCTGCTTCGCTCTTGAGGAGGGCGCGGACGACGGCGGTGAGCATGGCTTGCAGGCTCTTCTTGACTTCGCGCTCGCGGTAGGTGTCCCAGGAGGATGCGTCGCTGTGGCGGGGGTAGAGGTCTTGCGCGCCATCGTTGGACTCGCGCCCGAAAGCGTACTCGAGCATCTTGTAGGGGAAGTAGAAGCGTGTGCCGTTGGGGTAGGTGTTGCCCTGGCGGTCTTTCCCGTTAATCAGGATCTCAGCGATCTCGTTGATGTTTCGCGTCGGCATGGGGGTCAAGTGCTGTGCTGCTTGGACCTGTTCCCACAGGCGCAGGAGGACGAGGTTGTGGGTGCGCTGGTAGGCGCGACCGTCGGAGGAGAGGGCCATGAGTCGGCCCTGGCCATCTTCGTCGCAGGTGAGGACACCTGCGGGTTGGAGGACGCTGTAGCCGGACTTGAAGATGTGGTCGTACTCGTCGAGGATGCTTTCGGCGCGGGCGACGATCTGGCCTTGGTAGAAGGTCATGGCCTCTTCGGGTACGCCGTCGGTTTCGCCATTGAGGGCTGCGAGCACCTTGTCGATGGTGATGTCGCGGGTGATCTTCGCAAAGCCCAGGCCCTCGCGGGTGTCCTTGGGGAGGGAGGCGAGGTAGAGGGCTGCTGAGCGTTCGTCGCTGGCTGCGTCGAGGAGGACGCCGCGGCTGTTGGAGTTGACCTTGGAGGCGAGGGCCTTGTGGCTGGCGAGGGTCGGCCACCATCCTGGCTGCGTGTCGAGGTCGGTGAGGTCGCGGCACTGGGAGGCCATAGCCGCCGTGTAGGGTTCGCCTTTTTCGAGGCTGGCTTTGAGGAGGGCCAGGATCTTGGTGTGATGGGTGCTGGCCTCGAAGTCGCGGAGGCGGTCGGCGAGGTCGTCGCCGGGGGTGTCCTCGTCGGGCGTGGGGATGCGGGAGGGCGTGTCCGTGTCAGTGTCGTCGCGCATCTGCTCGCGCTTGGGTGCTTTGAGGGAGGACAGGTAGGTCTCGAGGGTGCCGCCGATCTGGTCGGAGGCGTACACGTTTGGAGCGAGCTGGTAGGACTCGACGACCTGCGCGAAGGGGCGCAGTTGCGTGTAGTGGCCGTGGCTGGCGAAGTCGGTGGCCAGAGCGAGGCGCGCGCCTTCAGGAGCGTCGGGGATGAGGGGGCGCGGGTCGGCTTTCGTGCCAGAATGGCCTGACAGGTAGGCTTCGCGTTCGAGGCGCAGGCTCCGGGCGATCTCCTCGATGGGCGGCATGATGTCGTCGGGGATCTGGTAGTAGCCGCCCAGTCGCACGCCTTCACTGAACATGGCTTCGACGTTGACTCCCTCGAACATGCTGGCGGGGGCGACGATGGTTTCGAGCGCGCCGAACTGCTTGTGGGAGAGGGCCCGCAGCGGGGACTTCGACGTGGAGGACGGTTTCGTGGCGGCGCGCGTAAGCTCGCCCTTCGTCTGCCCGTGGCGCTCGACGTACACACCATCGTTGGCGATGATGAGGGTCTTGACGGTGTTGGGGGTCCATGTCCCGTAGTCGGTGCCGTCGCCGTCGGTGATGTAGTGGCCTCCGAGGGCCTTGATCGTATCGTCGTAGGTGGTCACGAGGACTCTACCTTTCCGTTGTGGTCACAGGTGTTCAGTGTGTGAGCATCAGTGTTGGCGGGATGCTGCCCGTAATACAGGGCACCCCCACCCATCGAGCGCTTGTCCCGCTGGTTGTGTCACCTGGTGGCAATAGGTGGCGTTCCCTGCGGGGGCATATCGGGGTGGGGGTGCAGACTGTGGGGGACCGGGGTCACCAGTCGGAGCCGCCTCCAGCTGAAGCGGCGGCGATGTCGCCACGGCCTTCGGCGCGGATACGGCTGCGCTCAACTGCGCAGCCCACCTTGTAGCCGATGAACGAGGGAACGCCGATGACGGCGAGAATGGCGAGGATCGTGAGAGCTAGGTGCATGACGGGTTGTCCTTTGCTTGGTTGGGGTTAGGCGGCGACGAGTGCTGCTGCCTTTTCGATTCTGTCGGGGCGGAACCCGCCCCAGGACTCCAGAATAGCGCCGTCACCACTGCGGACTGCGACGACAGGCGCTTGGCTGTATCCGAGGCCCTTGATGAGGTTGAGGGAGTCTTCATCCTTGGTGACCATCAACGGACTCGTGGGCCACCCCCATCTTCTTGAGCTTCCTGTAGGTCGCGTCGCACTGGGGGCAGCGGGGCTTGGAGTAGACGATGATCGACATGAGTGGTTCCTTCCTATCCCCCACAGTGGGGGCTTGGGTTTGGTCTTCTGGGTTACGAGTATCCATCGTGGGGAGCGTCAGGAGTGTAGCGGCGCACCCAAGGGTGGACATGTGCCCATCATGCCACACAAACTCAGACGTGCACGAACTAGACAGGCCATTCGCAGCGTAAATGTGCGAGATGCCTAGACGTTCTGTGCTGTTAGGTGCAGATATGTTGCCTCAGAGATGAGGGGGTAGTCCAAGTTTTGGATGACGTTCACCACCCAAGCAGGTCACTTTTTCGGGGGGGGGGGTAGTCCAAGTTTGAGACGACCCCGTAGTCCAAGTTCTGGACGTAAACGTATATAGAAACCATTGAAGATAAAGAACTACCCCCTCTAGTCCCCCAAGCCGTTCACGTGAGGCTGTCCAAAGCACATGGCTGGTTGAGCAGGCGCGCGCTTCGCGCACGCGAGCGAGAGACACGCGTAGTTGGATTGCACGCAAAGGGAGGTGTGTGTAGACTGACGATCACCAGAAAGGAAGGAGCAACATGCTTACCACTGACCCCGTTATCCAGGCAGGCGTACTCGCCACACGCGATTGCATGATCCCCGGAAGAGCCCGAATCAAGCACTCTGTCCAGTGCTTCCTCCGAGAGCTCATGAGGGAATGGCCTACTGACGAAAGCGAAGATCTCCTCTTCAGCATCACCGCCGCCTCTAAGCGCGTTGGTCTCGACCGCTCCGTCCTGTATGTCGGACGGCGCAACCTCGTCGCTGACGACGCGATACGTTTCCGCCAGCGCGAAGACGGCAGCATCGTCTACTACGTGGACTGGGCCAAGATCGTCAACGCTTACGGCATGAAGCGTCTTGGCGTTCAGGCTCACGGCGAGTCTCACTCGTTCGAGTCTGCGGGGTGCCCCAAGGAGCCTTGCACCCCGGAGCCGGACCCGAAACAGCACAAGCGCTCATCCAAGAAGGGAGAATGAGCGATGTCTAGCTTCGAAGAGTGCAACGCGCAGCTCGCAGCACCCAAGCGCACGGGGGAAGATAGTCCCCTGTACGGGATGGGAGCCGTGTCCCACCCGGCCATCGCAGTCATTCACTTTGACCCACTGCTGGAGCACAAGCTCACGCGCAAGGAGAGGGCCTTCATGGTCTGGTTCTTTACGCGCTGGAACGATCCCTACATCGAGTACGACGTTGAGGGGATCATGAAGCTGACGAACTTGAAGCGCGATGAAGTGCACATGACTCTCTACAACCTGTGCGCGCGCGACATCATCCGCATGAAGGCCATGCAGCGGAAGGATGACGAGACAAAGGTTGCGGTCTTCCTGTACTTCGAGCCTTCCCACCTCTTCGTGCCCGAAGCTGTGAACCTGGCCGGCTGCTTCAATGGGTGTGTCCACTCGTTCTCCGAGTGGGTTGATCCAGCTCGCCCCGTGACACTCGAAGAGATCGAAGCGTCACTGCCTACCTACGAGTGGATCAGCCCGCGCAACATGAAGTGGCTTCAAGTCCAGCGCGAGAAGGGGAGTAACCAGACCCGAACGCAGAAACGTCTTGCTTTCGAGGCTCAGGCCAAGAAGGACGAAGCCGGGGCGGAAACCCGGACGCAGAAGTAAAAGCAAGAGGGGGAACCCCCTTGAGGCTCCCCCTCTCTAGTAGAAAGATAGCTATATTGTATCAGCTTTTTGACGGAATGCACGTGTCTGCACTCCACGCTGCCGTCAACTTCCGCAAGCACCTCAAGGTGGACCTGAGCCGCAGGGAAGTTCTGACACTCATGGCGCTGTTCACCTTCTGGCAGTGCAAGATCATCAGCCCCTCCTACAACCTCCTCCTCGAGCGCTGCGTCGGAGCGAAACGCTCCACGATGTTCACCGCCATGAAGTCCCTTGAGGACCGAGGACTCCTCGTTCGACGCTCGTTCCTGGACCGCAAGGACGGGTCACGACACGTCGTGTTCTTCCTGGACCTCCCTGGGATCTTCACTGACGAATGCTGCGCGCAGCTCGACTCCGGCCCCAAAGCGCCGATCACGACCCGTCACACCATCGAAGTGGGGCGAACTGCCAGCACTGAGGAAATCCTCGCCATGGTCACGTTCGCGGACGTGTCCCAGTGGCAGGAAATCGACTGCAAGCTGACACGTAGGAAGCTGCCACTAGGCAACTTCGACGACCTGAGCGACTTCCTCCTGCCCTGCCCGGACAACATTCCTGCGCACGCAGAGGAAGAACCAAAGCCGGACCTGTGCGTCGCAGTCAGCGACAACCAAGGCGATCTCTTCGACATGCTGCACGAAGCGAAGACACAGGAAACCAGCAACAAGGCCGCGGCAACGCATGGCACGGAAGACCAAGGCGCATATGGCACGTTGTGGCCTACTGCCGCCACCATCCCTGGCGGCTCAACATGGGCCCCTGCCGACGTGGAGGACACGTCCACGGTGCCCGCTACTCCAGCAGCGGAAGAGAGTGTCCAGGAGCACGCTGAGCGCATCATCCGTGACCATGCTGGTGACGACGTGATCGACGCTGAGATCATCGACGTGGAGATCGTCGAAGATGAGACCCCCTCGGACGCACTGATCGACGTTCCCGTGTCTCAGGAGCTCGCCATCGCCACCCCCAAGGCTCCCGTGAAGGCCAAGAAGTCCAGCGGCTACACCGACGACTTCGAGAACTTCTGGCGCACCTACCCGCGCCGCATCGAGAAGAAGTCCGCCTTCAAGGCATGGAAGACCGCACTCAAGAGCGGCGCAACCGCCGACGAGATCACCGCAGGCGCAGCCCGCTACGCCAAGTACCGCGCCGGTGAACCCGAGCGCTTCACCAAGCACCCCTCCACCTGGCTCAACCAGGGATGCTGGGAGGACGAGTACTCAACCGCTGGTATCGGCTACGGCTACAACGGCGGCAACGGCACTGGCCTCGTTGCTCGTACATCAGAGGAGGCCGAATACCTCCGACAGCTCGACAACTCCTGCTCGGAGATGTTCTACCGCAGCCTCGGCTTCAACAGCGCTGAGGAATACGTCGAATACCAGCGAGGAATCGCCGCACTCAACGCACGCGAAGCCGAAGCCGCATACGCCGAAGCCGCAGCCCGACGCATCGCTTTCTGACCCCGAAAAGAGCCTCCAATGCCGAACTTCAGCTACGACACGCTCGCGAAGCTCATGAAGCGAGCCATCGACACCAACCAGCTCGCCTCAAAGCCAAACAGCCCCCAAGAGTTCCCCCAATTCGTCGCATCCTGGGCAGAACTCATCCTCCCCTGCGCTACAGACAAGAACCTCCAGGAGGCTTTTGCAGCGACAGTTGGAGGCCAGTACGGCCCCTACAAGATCAGCGTGGCCGCACTCAACCAAGCTATCCGCGAAGCCCGCTCCAAGCGTGTGAAAGACTGTCTGGAGCGCTCACGTATCGCCATCAACTTCCAGCCGCCCTACGAGCGCGAACTCCTGTACCGGAAAGTCTTCTACGACTGCATCGCCGGCGGCGGTAGCGATACGGCAGCTGACCAATACGGCAGGCAGGCGCTCGAGCGCGCCAACGAGTACTTCGCGACGAACAGTCAGATCACCTGGCGCGACATCCTCGACCAAACAGAAGCCAGCTTGAAAGCAGGCTCATTCCGCCGCCCTGAACTCGCCCTCCCATCAAGCCGCACAAAGGACAACTACCTCGTCTCCGCGCGTGACCTCGTGACCATGATCCCCGAAGGGGGACAGAAACGACAGCTGACAGCAGGCCCCCAGACCACCAGCAACGAGCCCGTGGAACGCCCCCGCGCTGTCCAGGCAGCTATCGAAGCAGCTCGACGCAAGATGAGCCTCCATGCAGCAGAAGAACGCCGCAAGCAGGAACGCCTGCGCCAGAACCTCGACGGACGCTTCCAACGCCTCACCGGAATCGACCCCACCACCATCGGACCTCAACGATAGAAAGGCAGCACAAGTGAGCGCCGCACTCATACACGCATCAGTCAGCCTGCTACGAGACCTGCAAAACCCGGAAGAACAGTATTCACCCAGATGCAACACTGAGGACGCTTCCGTCGTCGTCGAGACCGCCGACAGTGCCCCCAGCGCCACCGCCAACGACACTGAGGAAACGCTAACCGTCGCCAACAACGACGCGCCCACCGCACCTGCACACGCATGGCGCTACACCGCCATGTCAGCCGCCGCCTTCACGCTATCAGCACTCCTGGGCTACATCGCCACTGAGGTAACACGCAAGCGTGTCCGAGGCCGCAACTAAGCGCACACACAGAAAGCAGACCCTCATGACGACCCAGGAAATCACCCTGGACCAGAACAGTGACGACGGCCTCTACACGCAACTCCTTCGAGGCCGCTACGTCACCAGCGTCGAAGGCAGCATCATCGCCCTCGACGACGGGACAGAACTCCACATCTACGGCAACGAAGGATGCGGCGGCTGCTCGAGCGGCTGGTACTGGCTCGAAGAAACCTTCAAGCAGGGCACCCGCAAGGCCCGCATCATGAGCGCCTACGTCGCCTACGGCGAGGACAGGACAGAAGACGAGCCCGCCAGATCCGTGTACACCATCTTCGTCATGGTGGACGGAAACCCGCACCAACTTCCCCTCGCCACCATCCGCGGCGACGACGGCAACGGCTACTACGGCACCGGCTTCACGCTCACCGCCACCATCCAAAAGCCCCCGACAGTGACCGCCACGGTCACGTCACGGGACATCATCAACGCCCTCTGATGTCCCTGACATCCGCAACCGTGAAGACCTCCTCAACGCCGTCGTCTACACGCTCCAGCAGACGCGGGGCTTCGACTCGCCTCTGCGCATCACCGGGCCAGAGGCCCAGCTTTTCCGCAAGCTGGCCTCTATTCAGTACGGAGACCGCGGCCCCTACTATGTGGGCGCATGGTATGGCTTCCACCAAACACTCCTCCTCTGGTTTGCCGACATGGAGGGAGGCCTATCCCTCGTCCTGCGCGACTTATCCAACGGAGCGGAAGGCTACGTGGCGAAACTACGCGACTTCACAGAACGAGTGCGCGCCTCCAAGGAGCCTATCAAGACCTTCGTCACCGGCTACGACTTGAAAGGCGACACAGCCACCGTCAACGGAGTCCGAGTGCCGGCCACCGACTTCCTCCTCTCCGAAGTCTGCGGCTTCCACGGCAATCGCATCGGCTACGAGAGCACTTACATCCATGATTGGATCTTCTTCCGCTACGGCGTGCGCATCATCAAGCACCGTGCAGGCGGACGCGGAGACGTTACAATCACCTCAGACACCCAGAGCGTTTGGGCAGTAAACCCCCAGAAAGGCATCGCATCATGACCAAGAAAACCCGCAGCAAGCACCGCGGCGCGCCACGTCGAGGAACCCCCCTCCGTGGCCTTGCCCGACTCATCCGCCCACTCACCGCCATCATTGGTGTCGCCAGCGGCATCATGGCATCGTTCGCACTCGCGGACATGAACCGAGCCATCAGCATCAACGACGCTGTACTCGCCTCACACCCACCACAGGACGCGACCACCACCATTCCCAACCCACTCCCAGACGGCACCATCACCGCCCTCGTCTCCTCCCACGCAGGCAGCGCAGGCTACAGCCCCACCGCCGGAGTCCTCATCGAACCCATCTGGCTCTTCCACCCACGCATGAGCTTCATCCTGGCACTCATCGCAGTTCTCGCGCTCGCATCCTGGATCACCAAACACAGCAGATGGAACACACTCCCCTTCGTCCGCAAGTTCCACATCGAGGCCCCCAAGCCTCGCTGGTGGTGGGAGTTCACCGGCTACGCCGAAGTCCTCCTCATCGTCAGCCTCACCGCCACCGTGATCTACACGCTCGGCAGATAGCGCTCGAGCACAACGAAGCGGCCCGACACCCCAACCATATGGGGAACGCCGGGCCGCTCTCGTATGCGCGGGATCAGTCGCCGATCAGCGAACCATCCGCAGCCACGCGCGCCTTAAGGACGTACTGGCAACCCCACTTGTACTCCTTTTCCTTGTAGCCAAGATCGTGAAGCAACTGCATCCACGACTCGTAACCGCCCTTGATGAGAGCGTCGTGGAAACGCTCCAGACCGTCCTCTGCGAGCTCAGGCGTAACCTTCACGCTCTCAACTTGGGGGAGGATGGGCTCACGCTCACCAAATGCGCCCAAGAGGTACGGACGCGCTTCGTACACGACCTCCACCTCATGCTCGCCCGAGTCGAGACCAAACTCAGACAAGCGCTCCTTCAGCGTGAACCGCTCATGCGGCTTCCATCCCTCGCAACGGTCCAGGCGCTCACCCAGGTCACGCACGGCAGCAAGCATCGGACGCGACGCTGCGATGGCCAGTGCGGCAAGCTGGAGCGGCACGACGAGGCGGTCATCTTCCTCTTTGGCAGGCTTGGAGTACTCGAACTCCGCACCGCAGCAGTCGATACCGATAGGCGCACTGAACCGACGCTCCTGCGTAGCGTCAGGGGTCAGGGGAACACGCAGAACAGCAACAACCTCCTCACCCTCGTTGTACTTGTCGTCAAAAGACCACGTGAGGACCAGAACCCCACCACGCAAGGCAGCTGAAACACAACGAAGAGGACCAGCACCAAACGTCACGTCAGACTCCTCGTTGAGATCCACCTCAAAGCACTGAGTGAAGATCCATGCAGCGTCCCTGTGAGAATCTGTTGCAATCAAGCAGTCCACAGCGATATGCGCATAGAGCCTGGGGTTCTCTGACTCATTGGCCTGCGCGACATCGTACTTGAGGAAGTTCTCGAACCAATTCCGAGCTTTCACGAAGTCGGGGTGAGCCTTCTCGTAGGCGGAGAAGTACTCCTTCCGAGCGCTTTCAATCGCGTCGTGAGCGTCTTTCAGGCTGGCGGGGATGTAGGTGGACATTGCGGGACTCCTAACGTTCTGGGTGGTAGGGGAGGGTTAATGGTTGAGCTGCGATCTTCGAGCGATCACTCGTCGCCTAGCGACTTTCGACGCGCGCGCTTGATGGAAGGCGCGTAGGTGAACGCAAAGACGATGACGGGGAGTGAGCCCAGCACAGGGGCAAGCGCTGCGATGAGTGCAATCGAGCTGGCCATCGACATATGGGGCCTCCCTTTCTCAACATATCCACAGGAGTTGCGAACAGGACTGAGCATAGCATCCCAAAATGGACTATGCAAGCAGGATGACAGTCCAATATGGGAGGCGAGGGGAAACCTCCCGCCCCTCCACACGCACCTACCGGCCAATCGCGACCCGACCGCCGTCAACACGCTGCCGAGCCGGATCCCCCACGCCACTCTGATAACCGTCCACTTCACCTCGAGTCACATCACCGCGATCCAACTTCCTCCGACTCTTGCTGACGCGCAGCTGCGGGAACTCCTCGTTAATGCGACGCTCAGCACGCGAAGCTCTCCCCACGACAACCAGCTCCTTCGACGTTCCCAACGCTTCTTCCCTCATAGCCGCGTAAACCCGAGCGGTAACGCCACGGAAGAACCCCAGCGTGTAGCCGCGCCGAAAACGAAGCCGATCAGACTGCGAATAGAACACTCTCTCCCGCAGGGCCTCCTTCAGGCCCACCTTGCACTGAATGAGCGCCGAGTTGAAGAGCTCACTCAAGAGTGCCAAGTCGCCCGCAGCGCCAGCAATCGTAACCTGGCTTCTGCGAGGGCCTTCCTGAACGACGGCCATGCAGCTAAGAGCCTTCGCCAGGTTCGACAAACCGATCACGTGCATCGGCCCCATCGACCCGCGCCCACCCTCAACCCAGACCTTAATGAGCTGCACATCCTCCCTGGGCGAGTCCACATCAGGAAGAAACTCAATCCGATACTTCACCTTGACACTCCCATAGTTTTCGCTACGGGATTCCTACGAACTGGGCTTGCTTAGACTCGGCTGTTAGGCCAAGGTCCAGCGGCTTCCCATATTGAGCAGGCTATCCCCGATTGTCGGTCGGTTCTTGTTTACGTTATTGTCCGGTTTGGGTGAGTCGAAGCGCTTCATCCCGGATGTTCAGCGCAGCGTTCACATCCCGGTCGTGCGAGGTTCCGCAACGCTCGCACACCCACTTGCGCTCCGACAGTCGTAGGCCCGCGTACTTATGTCCGCAGTCGTGGCAGAGTCGGGAGCTCGGGTAGAACCTGTCCACCTGGACGAACGCGCGCCCGTACCACTGTGCCTTGTAGGACAGTTTGTCCACAAGACTGCTCCACCCGTTACGGAGTATGGAACGGTTCATCGCGCGTTTGCGCGACTGGCCATTACGCATGGGCTCGCCGTTCGTGTCCAGCTTCTTCTTCGCCTTCCGCGTCATGTTCTGCACCGCTAGGGTCTCCATGCCGATGAATTGGTTCTCTTCTATCAGCCTGTGGGACAGTTGGTGCTGGAAGTCCTCGCGGTAGTGGCGCAGCTTCGCGTATGCCTTGGCTACGACGGCCTTCTGCTTGCGGTAGTTGCTCGAATCCTTCCTCCTGTGGGACAGCTTGCGCCGCTCCCGCCTAATATCCTCCTCCAATCGGCGCAGCCGGTCGGGGTAGTTGATTTTCTCGCCGGTGGATAGGGTGAGGAAGTCCTTAACACCTAAGTCGATACCAACCTGCCCATCCACCGGCGGCTTTGGCTGGATGTCCACGTCGAACAGGAGCACCAGATAGTACGTTCCGTTCTCGCGCTTCACTGTCCAGCTGGACAGTGATTCGAGTGGGTAGCGGAGCCGGTCTCGCCTGCGTATGCGCACCGAACCGAGCTTCCTAGACAACGGGTACCGCTTGCCGTCCATGTGACGTATCGGCATACTGTTGCGAAACGACTGGACATTGTCGCTCTTCGACGCGAAGCGGGGACGATGCTTCCCATACTCCGCTTTGCGGAAGTACGCGGACTGCGCCTTACGGAAGTCCATGATGGCGTTACTCAACGCAATCGACGGGATCGGACTATCCCTCAGCCATTCGTTCGCGTTCTTCATGTCGGTTACGCTCGGATACGTGGGCCGCGGATTGGACTCCTTGTCATACGTGTTGAACGCCTCGACCTGCTGATTGTATGCGAAGCGCCTGGCCCCGAAGCACTGTTCCAGCAGCGCAGCCTGCGTCTTGGACGGCGTGAACGGTATGCGTTGTGCCACCTTACGGTTGGTCATTTCGATTCATGCTCCTTCAGTCGTTGGCTGTCGATGTACTTGGCCACCGCCTGCTCGTTGACAGCGCCGATGCTTTCCGCGCAGTAGCTTGGGGACCATAGGCTTCGTTCACCTTTGATTCTCCAGTACTGGCTTTTCAGCTCGGGGTGCATGGCGAACAGTCGGAGACTGGATGTGCCTTTCAGCTGTTTGACTATGGTGCTCACGCTGATTTTCGGCGGGGCGGACACGAACAGGTGAATGTGGTCGTCCGATCCGACCTCCATGCGAGTGATGCTGTAGCCGTGCTCGTCTGCTATCTCATGGAGGATGGCCTTCAGATCTGAGTCGATTCCGTTCTTGAGCGTCTTGCGGCGATGTTTCGTACACCAGACGATGTGGTAGTTCAGATTATACACTGAAGTCCTACCATGCGTGAACCGTTCGCCGCTTGTGCTCATGCGGATAAATGTAGCATATCCGTTACCATGTGCATAATTGAGAACCCCCCTAACCCAGCACCGAAACACCGGGCTTGCAGACTAGGATCCCATCAGCTTCTCAGCCTGCGCAGCCGCCACCTCGCGCTCAGAAGCAGATGTGCCAGGATCCTCAGCCAGACGCAGAAAATGTCGAATCTGGTCCTCAATTTTCACAGTACAAGTCCTTCCGGTAGTCAGTCGCGCCCACTCGAGTGCCAGCACATGCAGAGTATCAGTGCCCACGGCAAGCGACCCCGTAGCAACAGGCCAACATGCACACTATCCACAGTCCACCCACGCAAAAGGCCCGACCGGACCATTCAACTTGCAAACAAGTCCAACATGGACTACAGTTCCAGACTAAGAGAACCCCCAGAAAGAAGATCGCCATGCCCTCCCGGAAAATAATCGCCATCGGCGCACACTCCAATCTCACCGAGGCGACAATCTTCAACGGCAGCGAGGTTGTTGAATACCTCAAACAGCGCGACTGGCACCTCCTCAGTGAGTCCTTCATTAAGGTCGCGCAAGACGAATACTGTCTGGTCGATAATTCATCAATCACGCCCGACATGAACGTCGTTGACGAACAACGCACCCGCGAGCGGATCGCAGCCAAAACCGCAGGGTTAAAAGAACTGCGAAAACGTAGGAGTCATACAATCAATATGAGCATGATCCCCACAGCGGGGATCGCAATGACGCTCACGTATTTGATGGTACCACCTAAAATCTGGGACCACATGAATGCACTTACTTTCATTATGGCCTTTGTTTTCGTCTTCTCTCTCCTTGGGACCGCCGTCATTGCAGTAATTGACCTGAAAGGAGGATGCCGTGACTGAGGGAGAAACGCCCATGGATTGCTTGATTAAGTCTCTGGTGACGATGGTTCAAGTCCTCGTTCTTGCTGCCGTACTCGGTGGGGGATTCGGAGCGTCAGCTGTTTTCACGTACAAGGGCACGCTCATCGCGATTGACAAGTTTGGGTTCATTCCTGTAGGTCTTGCAGCCTTCTTCATCTTCGCGACCCTAATACACATGCTCGGAAAGTGGCTGGGGACAGATTCGAGTCGCGAGCAGAGCAACACTCAACGCACGGGGGACGAAGCCCTTGCAGACACTAAAGACGAACCTCAGTCAGAAAGGTGAACCCTCATGTACATCCAGACCGACGGCGCGTACAGCATTGCTGAACTGTACGCCAAGCGCGACAACATCGGTCTCTCCCGCAGGGAATGCAAACAGCCGCCCAGAACCCGCTCCTTGTTCGAGTGGGGCAAGGCTCAGCAGGCCTACTACCTGGACAACCTCCTATGGAGTATTACTAGCCCTCCGGTCGTCTACATCTGGGAACCCGTAGACGGGTCTGGTAAGGGCGCAGTCCTGGATGGTCGTCAACGCCTCAAGGCGATCTTCTCCTACCTCGACGGCAACTACCCGCTGGGAAAAACTATGCCAGGCGGCTGGGCAGGTAAAACCTACAATCGGCTACTCGCAACCAACCCGCACCTCGCAGAAACGATCCTGGAGACACCAATCCAGGTGGTCACCATCCAAGCCACCTCCTACTGGGAAGCCACCATCGCTGTCTATCCGCAAATCTGTGGACACACTCGCAAAACGGTGGAACTTGAGCAGCAGATGCTCATGCACTATCTGGACGATTACGGCCTGGACTATCGCGACCCGGACTGCAACATCTTCACAGACAAGGAGTACTGCGACTGGGAAGTATCGAACCTCAAAATGGGTATTGAGAAATTCAAGCGAAAGCCCCCACTTTCACCTCACGAGTACATGAATAGCGAAGGGTGGCAAAAGGTGAAGGCCATGAAGTCGGAGCTCAGAGCTACCGAGTTCGTCGCCCGACACCACAGTAGAGGAGTCATCCCATGCTGAACGTCTACAGGATCCCTGACCCAGCAACCGTCCCTGACGACTACGACCTCGCGGCAGAGCTCACCGCCCGCGGCCTCCCTACGCGCTGGATCGGCGAGTTCTGTGAGCACACCGGAAACGATGTCCGCCTCGCCTTCTACGACCAGGCCTACGGGTACGACACCGAGGAAGACGGCGGCGACGCGCTCGTCTGGAACCCCGACACTCATGAGGTCTGGTACATGTCCAGAGGCGACGTAGAAGCTGCGCAGCGCATCAACCCTGGTACCCCATTCACGCACCTGTGCTACTCGTACTACATCATGGGCGAGGATATGGGCCGGGATCTCGGTGCACTCCAGCGTGAAGGCCTCGACTGCCAAATCTGTGCCAGCCACCTCGACGGAACTGACATGGAACCAGCCATCGACATCCTGGACCTTTACGGAGAGTACGGCAATCTCGCCTACCCCGGCGACATGATCGTCTACACCGACGGAGTGCTCTACGAAACGATCCCCCAGGACGTACACGAAGCCGTCAAAGCAGCATCCTAAACTCGCCCCATACGCGAAGCGCCCCTCCCCACTGAACCGTAGGGGAGGGGCACTTTCGCATGTGGAGCCTTGTCAAAAGTAAGTGCACCTTATGGACTTGTGCCAACTTGCAGCAGTCCAATATGGGATATAAGCTGATGGGTAGAAAGGAGGCCTCTCTATGACCGCACGCAAGGCAATTCTGGCCCTCGACTTTGACGAGGTGTTCATCCTCGCCCCTGGCACACCAACTGCGAAAGGGGCGTACCCGGATCGTGCCCGCACCCTAGTCACGGTCAAGCTCGACAGCGGACTCGTGGGCACCGGGGATGTCTGGTACTCACCCCACATGATCGAAGCCCTCAACATCATCGTCGGCGACGCGGACAAAATCCTCCTCGCCTCATCATGGGGCAAAGCGAGCATGAAAGCGGTGAAGGCCGTGGGCCTGCACCTCCCGCGCCGAAAGACCGTCAACCTGTTCCCGCACCTCACGCCGGGAGCTATCGACCAGGAGTGCAAGCTCCGCCGTGCCCACGATCTCATTCTCGACTATCTCACCGACACGGACACCCGCATCGTGTGGGTGGACGATCAACACCCCCGAGGCTACGGGCGGGTAGATGGCATCCACACCATCGGTACCGACCCCATCACTGGGCTAACCAGAGCAGACCTCGCGCACATCCGCGACGTGCTCTTCTACTGATCTACTGAAAGGAATCATGTCATGACGCTAACCCTCAAGTGGGCGAACGGCACCTGCACAGGCGACCTCGAACAGGTTGCGAGCCTCGTCCATGCCATCACCCAGAAGAAGCCCTGGACCCAGACAGTGCCTAAGAATGGTGGACTCGTCGTGTGGCAGAAGTGGGACAAGTCAGAAATCCTGTACTCCGACGATGACCCCACCATCGCGGACGACCTCGCTGACCTCCTCGCCGACCATCTGGGAGTCCCCCACGACGAGGTGACCATCAAGCCTGATCCTCGCGATGAGTCGCAGCTGACCGCCAGCGAACTACGCGCACGACGGCTCCAGGCTCACCTCAGCAAGGCCGATCTCGCTGAGATGTGCGGCGTGAACAAGTGGACAGTGCGTAACTGGGAGCAGGGCGTGCGAACCGTTATCCCCACCCGAGTCATGCGTATCTTCCAGCGCATCAACTCCTCCAAGAAGGAAGCTCGCGCATCTGTGCAGGCAGAGGAAGCTCTGTTGGCACTCGCCCAGAAGAACAACCCTGCAAAGGACGGGCCCGAGCAGTATGCCGTCTACGCGCCCGGCGATCAGGCGTACACAACCCTCTGGCCTAACGCTGCGATCAGCGCCGACGTGTGGCGCGATGCCGTCATCGAAACCGGGTGTTTCCGCACCGTTGCAAGCGACTACGAGGCGCGATTCATGGGCCTTAAGCTCATGACCATTGAGCCACCACGAACACAGAAAGAACAGAAGTCATGAGAGCCGCGCCAGCGCCACAACAACCAGAGCAGCCCACCCTCGAGACCGCCTGGGTAGAAGAAAGCGAGAACACGCCCGCGCCATCACCTAAGCGCGCCATCATCGTCATCCTCATCGCCGTCGTCGCCCTCATCGCGTCAGGTGTCGCCGCATGGGTGCTGAGCACCCCACAGCCGCAAACGCCCGCGCCCCAGCCTGCGGCCACGCAGGAGGCGCGCGCGTACACGGCCAGCGACTACGAGGAAAACCGCGAAACCTGCCGAGAGATGTACGAGACCCGCGACCTCCAGCTCTACTGGTCGTGCGTCGTCGGCGACATCCGCCTCGGACAAGAAACTGACCACGCAGTACCGCTCGCGGATCTGCCGCCCGTTCGACTAGCCCCCAAGGCCAGCCTCGGAGGCCAAACCGACATCGCCTTCGCGCCTGACGCGACCGCACGGTGCTACGCCACCGGCTACTGCCTCACTGACGCGACCTTCAACGCTGGTCAAACCAGCGTCCAGGTCATGTTCACGCGAGGCGACGGTGACATCATGGGCATCTTCGTCTCCACACAGGATGCGCCCACCGTCATGACGCAGGAAGTCCTCGCCCCCTACATGCCGACCGGAGCCGCACCGGACCCCACAGTCCACCAAGCGACCCTCAGCCGCATCCACATGGGAGGCAACACCCTCGTCGGCTACGTGTTCTCCCAACCCCGCTACTGCGGCGACACCCCCGACGAGTGCTCCGCGAAGTACACGGCCCGCACCCCCATCCCCTTCACGGGCACCACCCACATCACCACCCAAGCCGAAGCCCAGAACTGAGAGAGGTCGTCATGGCAGTTGAGAGCACGATCTTCGAGCACTACGCGCCCGTTGGTGAAAACATGCGCATCCTTCAGGGCAACTACTTCGCAGAGGTCGGCGACGAGCTCGATGAGGCCGAAGGTCGAAGAATGTGGATGGTGCCGGTCAGGTTGGAATGCCCTCATCACTCTCTGTAGCCACAAGCGCGCAAGCACGCGCGCGGACAGGGTACTCGCCAGAAAAACAGTCACCGACCACCATGAAAACGAGAAAAGAAAGGCGACACAAGTGAGCGCCGTAACCATATACGCAGCCACACGCCTGCTACGTAACCTGCAAGACTCGGAAGAACAGTGTTCAACCAACAACAACACTGAGAGTACGCCCATCACGCCCGAACTCATCGTCACCAGAACTGGGGGCGCACCAACAACACCCACCGCCGTCCACACCGAAAACACCCCCACCAACAACAACGCTGAGGACACCCCCGCCACACCCGCGCACTCGTGGCGCTACAACGCCATGTACGCTGCCACATTCACGCTATCAGCGCTCCTGTCCTACGTTGCCATTGAGGCAATGCGCAAGCACGGCCGGGGCCGCAACTAAGCGCACACACGGCGCGCCACCCGCATCACTCCAACCCGAAACCCAGAAACGAGAGACCATGGCAGTCGAGAGAACACTCATTGAGCACTACGCTCCAAGCAGTGACTTCGCGCGCTTCCTTCAGGGCCGCTACGTCACGGAGATCGACGACGAGTTCGACACCATCACACTCGACAACGGCACGACCCTCGAAATCGAAGGCAACGAAGGCTGCGCATGGTGCCGGTCAGGCTGGTACGAGCTCATCAACGTCTTCAAGCAGGGCACCAGTAGCGCCCGCATTATGAGCGCCCACGTCGCCTGTGACATCGACGAAGAGAGCGACGATGAGAGCGAGGACAGGGCAGTGGACCCGCACGTCTACACCCTGTTCGTCATGGTGGACGGAAACCCTGGGTTCCTGCCTCTCGCGACGATCCGCGGCGACGACGGAGGGGGTGGCTACGGCACCGGGTTCAGGATCTTCGCGAACGTCGTGACCTCGCCGCCTTCTGCGACGCGCCAAGACCTCGCCAACGCCACAGCAGGAGGCCACTATCCGCTCACCGACACGACGGGAGACGTGCTCACCTTCGTCGCACGCATCCTCCACGACACGCACGGAGCTAACGTGCCCGTCCGCATCTGCGGCGATGCGGCAACCCGCTTCCATGTGGACCTTCTGGACATGCGCGACGAGGGCGACAAGGAAATCGGCCTGCCCTACAGGAACACGTTCCACCACCTCGAGAACGGCCTCACGCTCCTGTGGCACAAAGACGCAGACGACAGCTTCACGTTCGTCCTCCGAGACCTAAGAGCCCACCCCGGAGGGCTCGACGTGTACGCGCGAAACCTCAGCGCCTTCCTGAACGCCATCCACAAGCGCACACAGCACACCGAAGTCGTCAGGTTTGTCGCCGCATCAGCAGAACGCAACAACTACCTCACCGTAGACGGCGAACGCATCCCCTCATGCGGTTTCCTCCTGTCTGAACTCGACGGCACCTACATGTACGCCGAACAGGAACGATCTGACCAACTCGACAAGCCAAGCCAATACGTCATGAACCAGAAAACCGGCAGAGAAATGCGCTACACCACAAACCTGCGCACCATCAAGCCGCTCGCCCACGGTCAGGGCCTCCTCGTCACTACAAGCGCCACAAAGGACGTGTGGACGCTCTAGCGGATGCTCACACTGTGAACAGTCCGCGCACGAAAGGAACCGCCACCATGGCGCTCATCAACAAGGACACGCGCATCGCGCGATACTCAGCCGAAGAAGGCGTGGGCTGGGTGCCCCTCATCCCCGGCCTGGACACGTCCCCGTCATTCGACAAGTACCTGGAAGAAACCGCCTACTACGTCAACGACTACAGTGACTGCGGCGAAAACGACCTCCTCCGCCGATCTCTCCTACACCCACGGGGCCCCGTGTGGGATGACATGGTTGAAGAGTTCCTGCTCGACCTCTACGAGGGCTGGGACCACATCCCCATGGTTGGCCCAGACACGCCTGTCTTCGCGTTCACTGAGGGGAAGGCTGCAACGTCAGCGCCACTGTCGAAGGCCATCAGCTCACCCCTCATTGGAGGAGGCGAAACCCTCGCTCTGAAAGTTCTCCATCTAGCCGCCGACAGTCGGAACATCTACGTCCCCGACAATGCGACCGTGTACGACGTGCTGAACCTCATCAGCATGGCAACGAACAGCCCGCTCTGGGCGCTCAACTGCCTCCTACGCGCCCAAAGTAACCAGCCCTCTCCCCAGCTCACGCTCGGCTACCACGAGAACCAACGCGAAAGCAGCTGGATCGCCGCCACCCACAACAGCGGCTACGCCTGCGCCTTCGACCTCCTCGACCAAGACCTCCGACGCGACTACGGAGTGAACTACGTGATCGTCCCCGACGACGACCACAACGACTACTTCTACACCAACGCCCAGTACCGCGACAAGAACATGAAGGCCCTGCGATACAAGGAAAACAGCGTAGTCGGAGACGCTATCGAACTACTCGACCTCGACGGCGGCAACGCATATCCCAACCTCCACGGATGCCAGCCCAAGACGCGGATGCCTGAGCTCCTGCGTCTCGACAAGTACCTCGCGACGATGAAAAACCTGCCCCAAGGCACCCAGGTTCCCATCGCGATCTACTCCACCAACAAGGGGGACACGATCACCGTCAACGGCACCCGCATCCCCGCCTTCAAGATCGTCGTAGAAGACCTCTACGAGCGCTGCGAACTCTACGACCGCACCGACTTTCGAGTCATGCGGAAACCCGTCCGCTCATACGGTCGCTTCCAACTGCGCCCACAGTTCGGTCCCCACATCCTCACCCCGACACCCAGCGGGAACGCTGTCCTCGCCCACATCCAGAAGCAACGGTGACAACATCATGCGTATCGACAACAAATCACTCTTCCCCTACCGGGGGAAGTACGGTTCGCGCCCACCCCTCAACTTCGGGCGCACCAAAACCCACATCCAAAGCCCCATCGGCACGAGCATCCTCCTCACCGACGCATACGACGGCCTCATCGGCCCCGTCTGGATCGCCATTCCCGACCCCACGTTCAGCGACCCCGACACAATGCCCGTCCCCCCGTACCTGATTGCCAGGGCCCTACACGCCCGCGAAGTCGTCACGCAAACAACCAATACCCCGCTCGAGATCGTGGCCTACGCGCGCACGCACATGTCCCCAGCGTCAGCGATGCAAGCCAGCATCACGTGATCGTTCGTTTCCCCAACGGCAGCGCTGGGCTCGCTGAGGTCATCAAAACACGCGACAACCCCAATGGCCACGGCAAGCTGAAAAACACATCGCCCCTACCGTCGGACAGTCACCTCATGGTCGGAGTGAACGAGGTCTGGCCAGGAATAAACCCAATCCCTGTGTGCAAGAGGTCAGGCACCACCCCCTTATACGTCCTCCATGCAGGCGATGTGGAGAACATACCCGACCGCAAGACACTCGACCTTATCCTTCGACGTACCCCGTCCGTATTAGCACACAACCGAGGACGCGAGTACGGCGAAATCTGGGACGAAGAACTCGAACAAGACACGACCGACTGGGACACCCCCTTCCTCCTGCGCATCCTCGCGCGCAGCATCAGTGGAAACACCAAGGCTGGACGATCAGACACCCAAACCAACGGCCTGTGGACGTACTGGGTGAGCCGCGACGGGCGCAAGCCTCGAAAACTCGCCGACTTCACCAACCCGCTGGTCTACACTGGAGCGACCCTCAGCTTCCTCGCCTGGAGCGCATACGGAAACCTCGAGGAAGACCTCGCAAGAAAGACAGAAGACCTGCTCCACTAAGCCCCGAAAGGGAACCCACATGCTCACACGCGCCCGACGAGTACTCCTCGCCCTCATTGCCGCGGCCACCGTCATGCTGCCACTCACCCCGGCTCCCGCATACGCTCTCCCAGCCAATCCCAACGTCTCCGATGAGGTCATCGAGGCGAACTGGGCGACCCTATCCGCAGAGCAGCAGGAGACAGCCAAGCAGGTGGTCGCAGAAGCCAAAGCGGAAGGCTACTCGGCAGAAGCAGCAGCAGCCATCGCCGGGAACTTCTGGCGAGAGTCCCACTTCAACGTGGACGCAGTAAACGCCTCGTCGGGCGCGTGCGGCATGTACCAGGCCCTCGGAGACAGACAAACCCTCCTCTTCACCTACAACGGAGTCTCCGGCTGTTCTGGCCTCAAAGCCAAAGAAACCACCCAGGCCGCGCTCGCGGACGGACGCAGCGAATGGCTCGGATGGCCCACCACCAGCAGCATCTACGGCGGCATGGCCTCCTACGCGCTCAACGAAGCCGGCGTTTGGGGCATCACCGGCGGCACCGCCCCCTCCGCCGACGACTCTTTCGGGAGCCTCGAAGGCTTCAAGAGCACCGACAACTGGTACTTCGCGACGTGGATCTGGATGACGAACTGGGAAGCCCCCGGCGCAGCTGAAGCAGGCTTCATGGAACGCGCCTCCTACGCTGCGACAGTCCTCAAGAAAGTCGGCAACACCGACCCCGCCGCAAAGTCCACCACAAGCGGCGCACAATCCGGCTCAACCGGGGGAGTCCTCGACGAGTGGTCCCTCCCTGGGATGCCCAAGAAACCTGAAATCGCTAAAGGCCAGTCCCTCAAGTTCGCGGACGGCTCGCAGCTCACGGCGAAGCAGCGCGCAAACGCCTCCGACCTAAAAACGCAGCTCGAAGAAGAACGGGACCGAGAAGCAGCTGAGTCAGCTCGAACATGGGTCGCCGTCGTCGGTGTCGTCCTGTTTGTCTACGCTCTCGTCATCCTCCTGTCCCTCCTGATCGACCTGTCGTTCCCGCTGTTCTCTGTCCTCAAGGGCGTGACCTTCGGGCGGATCAAGTACTCGCCCCTACCAGCTGACGAGCGCCCGAAAGGCACCTACGGAGTCGCCGGAGTCCTGACCGTCTGTTTCGCCTTCGCCGCCCTCGGGGCCCTCATCTTCACGGGCGTGATCCAAACCTGGCTCGCGCACCTCGTCATCGCCCTCACATCCTGAAAGGAACCACCCCATGACACGCCAGACCGAAACCGACTTCGCCACAACCCTCGTCAACAAGTACGGCCAGCAATGCGCCGAACTCTTCGCCCTGTTCCTCCACACCATCCCCCTCGGATGCTCATGGGCGTTCCTGCACCCCCAGCAAGTCGAAGACCTCGGCCTGCCCTACAACCCAGAAGGCCCCGTCCCCCTCATCTGGGAGCCCCAACACAAGACGGTCACCACTCGCACCGCCACCAACGCGAACGCCTCCACCCTGACGTTCGTCCTCATCCCCGTCGTCGGAGGCTTCATCCTCGAGACCGCCTACAGCGTCGCCGTCAACGTCATCGAACAGTGCGGAGGCCTCTACGACGAGGACATCCTCACGGCAGCGGGGGAGAGCCGCACCAAAGCCAAAGAGACGTTCACTAAGCGCCTCGAAAAAGCAATCAGCGAGGGAGGCGAGCTCCGCTTCGGCTACTACTGCGTCAACGGATCCCAGACGATCACCATGAACGGTGTCGCCTACCCCGCCTACTCGCTCCCCCTACGCGCCATCGCCGAAATCGCAGCACAACAGGGCCTCTCCTTCCGCGTCCCCCAACACGCCCCAATCCCCGCCTCCACCGTCGCCGCAAGCCCCTGGGACACCCTCTCCCGATCAGTTGCAGCCCCCTCCGGCAACGCAATCCTCGGAGCGCTCACCCGCTGAAAGACCCCACCATGTTCATCTACATCCCAGAACCCCGCCCCCGTGAGGGCATCGACCCCGCTCTCGAACTCCAGATCCGCACCCACCTGAGCGACGCTGCGACAGAGCCCGCCGGTGAAGCTGTCACCATCAGCTCACCCCAATACGAGACTTTCATCGCGCAATGCACAGAAGCTCTCCAACGCGACAAGTCCATCGACCTCGAAGTCGCACCCGCGAGCGCAGGCGACACTGAGACCATCACCATCGTCAATGACTCCGGCATCACCGTCGAAGACATGCGCGAGACCATGAGCGACCTCATCGGAGACGCGCCCGACATCGGAGTCACGATCAGCGTCAACGACGGCCAGTACACCATCACCCTGACCACCGTCCCAGACCTGCCCGTCCTCGAGGCCCACGTCGAAACACTCACCTGGTCCGCAGACGGCCACACCCTCACGCCCACCATCCACACAACAACGGGAACCGCGATCCCCGCATGGACCCCAGCGGTCCTCGAACAAACCGAAGCCTACCCAGGTGGAACCATCCGCTACGTCGAAACCACCTACGGGCCGATCCCCTGCACCCCACAGGGGACCGTCATCATCGACGCAGCTATCGCGACCTCAATGCACTGCTCCCGCGTGTAACAATCCCGCCGCCTCCCTTCCAGTTGGTACCCTTAAAGAAACTAGGGCAAAAGCCCCGGTTATGGGACCCGCAGGAAGGGAGGCGCTGTGCGCCGCTACATCGAACAAACCACACAGCCCGACGGGACCGTCACCGAAACCCCTGTTGACGGCATCATCCTCACCGAGCGCGAATACCAGGAACAGCGCGACCAGCTCGAAGCGCTCATCGTCACCGCCGACACCTTCCTCCAGCAAGCACAGACAGCGCTCGACTCCCTCATGGACACGTACAAGGCGCAGCGCTCCATCGACAGGACGTACCTCAAGGCCTTCGGCCTCGAAGACGACCCCCAGTCCGAAACGATCCTTCCCTAAGCCCCGCACCCTGCACGCAACCACCACCACACGCGAAAGGCCCCCAATGAACTACGACGACATCGACGAGACGACAGAAGACACCATCGTCCTGGACCTCGACGACGACCCCACCGACCCTGACGACCTCGACGAAGCCGACCTCGAGACCCCAGAAGATGACGAGGACGACTACGACGAATACGAGGGCGACGATGAAGACGACTATGACGACGAAGATGAGGATGACGTAGCCTCAACTCCCGTCACCACCTTCGCCCTCGCCCCACTACGAGACGATACCGACGATCTCGCTGAATCCGACAGCGGCGAAACGTCCGACGATGACGATGCCGACCTCGACGAGGACTCTGACGGCGAAACCAGCACCAACAACGAGGCTACTCCTTTCCGCATCGACATCGACACAGACGGCCTCGACAGTGCAGCGGTCGAAGCGATCAGCAGCGTCAACGACGTGGTGACCGTCAAGAGTGATACGTACTCCGTCCACTACACCCACATCAGCCCGCATCAGGTCGTCGGCACCAAGCCCATCAAGGACTACCGAGCCGACACCTACAGCGGCCTCTTCAACGTTGTCCGCGAAATGAAGGTCATTGTCCCCATCGTCGTGACCCCACTCGCTGAGTACGCTGACTTCCTGGCCGACAACAACATCACCACCGGCGCAGAAGCCGACGAGCTCGGCTACGCGGGCCCGCGCTACCGAGTCCTCGACGGGTGGCGGCGTGTTTTCGCGTCCCTCAAGAACAACCAAGACGAGATCCCTGCCGTCATCATCACGTTCCACGATCCCGAGGTTGGGCGCGACCTCGCCAACCTCATGCACCTGGTCCTCAACCGAGCCCAGACGCACACGTGGGCTGAGAAGTGGTCGATGCTGAAGGTGATGGAAGAGTCCTACAGTCTCACCCCCTCCATGCTTGACTGGCTCCTCAACCTCGACGCAGGCGACTCCATGCGCCTCAAGGAAGTCATGCTCGCCGAGTACCCCGAGGTGACGGAGGACTTCACGTCAGGCAAGAAAGACCTCGCACGCTCCTACAAGGCCCTCGAAAAGCTCCGCAAGGCAGAAGCGAACCCCACGGCAGGCGACGACGACCGGAAGATCTCCAGCGTTGACGAAGCAAGCGACCTCGCAACCGACGACACGGAAGACGCGCCCCTCAGCGACGAGGAAGTCAAGAACCTTCTCGAAATGGGCGACGAGCTCCGTGAAGTCCGCGACCTCCTCAACAAGGAAGCCGACATCGACGACACCGACATCTCCGATGAGAACTACGGTGGCGATCCCATCCCCGAAAACGCCGCCGAACAGGTCGGCTTCGAGGGTGGCGATGACGACGAGGACATGTTTGGCGAAGTCGATGAGAACACGGTCCAGGACACGAAGGACCGCAAACCTCTCTCCAAGGAGCTACGCACGGCGATCCTCGCGCGCGATGAGTTCACCTGCCAGGCCTGCGGCTACGGCAAGGGCATCACGTCCATGGTCCACCTCGGCCAGCTTGAGGCCCACCACAAGACCAGCGTCTACGTGGGCGGCTCCGACGCGATGAGCAACTTCGTGACGCTCTGCCAGCGCTGCCACGGCCTCGTACACATCCTCGCCGGCTTCAACGCCAAGATCGGTATGACCAAGGAAGAGTTCGAGAACGTCCCCGACAACGATCAGACGATGTTCCGCGTCTGCATCAAGCTCGCGAAGGTCATCCTTAAGGCTGAGGAGGAGACCGGCAAGGCGCTCAGGAAGTACAAGCCTGTACGTAACCCGTTCTGGGAGCAGCAGAAGCAGGCGCAAGATGTTGTCAAGACCCTAAAGGGTGAGGAAGCATTGGAGGACACAGCAGAATGACGACGTGGGTTTACTTCCAGAGGCCAGGTTTTGCCCTCTACCAGGAGGACGGTGGTGTGCTTACATCCACCGCTCAGACCGTTAAGCGCGCCCACGCCCTACGCGACATGGCGACGCGACGCGCTCCCAACCTGCAAGCTGCACCCTACAACCCGGCAGGCTACGAGTACTGTGCCTTCGACGGGCAGCGAGTCGTCAGCCTGTTCGCCCGCGACGGCCTCGTCATTACCCCCGGCACCGTCGTTAAGACAGACCAGGGCGACAAGACGCTCGCGCAGGTTCTCGCCGACTACGAGATCACTGACCAGGGCGTTGATCCCAAGGCTGCGGCGTGGGACATCCAAGCCCTCCGCGAGGCCGTCCGCTACGCCAACGCCTACACGCTCACCCGCTTCGAGGGCCAAGACAACGGCCCCTTCTACATGGCCGCGGCCATGCTGCCAACCCACTGGGTACTCACTCGCCCCGACAGTGGCAGTGAGTACATCCTGCGCACGTGTTGCTACACGCAAGGAACACCCCAGGCGCACAAGCCGACTCTCGAGGCCCGCACCAACGACCCCAACAGCCCCTACTGCCTCGTCTCCCTCCCCAAGGACTGCATCCCCCTGTTCGACGGAACAGAAGCCACCCCCACACAGGAGATGCTACGAACACTCGCCCGAGCAGTAGACGACGCAATCGCCAACCCCTTCAGCCTCGAACGAGACATTAAGGGCGTAGCGTATGCCCTCACCCGAGGCGGCGAACGTCTCGAGTTCTGCCTCGAAAACGTCGGCTCCTTCACCTACACGGGCGACGACTTCGTAGCACACGAAACCCACGGCGACCCCGCGTACACCATGGGCCGCTCGATGCTCGTCAAGGGAGCGCTCAAGAACTACGGCATGGGCACGAGGCGCGGCGTGTGCGCCATCATCGGTACGCTCGCCAGACTGAAAGCAGGACAGCCACCAGTTCCGTTCCCTGTCGTTGACGGGTATCGAGCCGCCCGCAACGGCAAATGGGACGTATGTGCCGACGCGCGAGCACCCTACACGCCGTCACGCAGCACGCACCCCGAAACGCGACGTAACGAGCCATACAGCACCTACGACCGCTACGTCATGCACTACAGGAACCTCATCAAGGCCGACGCAGCAAACGTGACCATGCGAGCAGACTAGGCCACCATATGAACACGCCCCGCAGCATCACAGCGCGACTCAACGCCCGCCAGGCACACACCCATGAGGCGCGCAGCCGCCTCGAATGGGCAGCAGAAGTCCACACCATCCTCGAAAATGCTGCCACCACCTTCGACGAAACCATGACCCGCCAGCAGATCGTGGTCCCCGCGAACCGCACGCGTGGCCCAGTACAAGCACGAGGCATCCTAGACATGTGCCAGGCCCTCAGCATCGCAGGCATGGCCACCAGCACTCCAACCGGCGACATCATCCTCACCCTCGCCGGCCACGCCGACCGGATGCAAGCAGCACTCCACCTCGCCCACAGCTACCTCGAGGCCGAACACCTGCACCTCAGCCGAGCGCACACCGACCGCCCCGGCGTAACCCTCAGCCCCACTAAAGCGCGCCAAAAAACCTACGGGATACTCCTGAGCGCAGCAGCCGAAGCGTCCACCATCATCCGTACAACCCGCCCCTTCAACGTGCCACTCGATCAAGAGGATGTTGAAGCGGCGCACGCAGTGCTCAGTCAGGGGTGGGTCGGATCAGCCTACCGAGAGCAGCCCCTCCTAGCTGCCGAAGAAGGGTGTCGCGAGTATGAGAGAATCTATCTCTCGGTTAGTCAAAAACCCCTCGTCAAGTCGTACAGAAAGAACAGCCCGCGATGAACCCACTCCGCGCACCCCGTCACCTCCATCGAGCGTGGCGGGGCTCCGTCGCCCTCGCCTTCCTCCTTGCCCTCGTTCTCACGTTCTTCGCACACCCCGCTAAGGCGTTCACCGAAGACCAGGGACACAACCTCAAGGACAAGCCCTCCACCTGGTGCCAGTGGTGCGCCGACAGCGACTTCGGGTACGACCCCAACGAAGAACGCGGCATGATTACCAACGCCGGAGCAACCATGGGTGAGGCAGCGTGCGGCAACTTCTCCTTCGCATTCATGGAGCTCCGCGCGGGAGTCAAAGCCCGCGGCTCCTACACCGTCAACGACATGCGCGCCGAAGCCATCAAACTGATGCAGGCAGGCAAAGACAGCCCATTCAGCGATGACGGTTGGCTCTACCAGCTCAACCCCGAAGGCTTCGCTCAGGGAGTCTCCAACATGACCGGCGGGCAACTCACCGTCGAAGTCCAAGGCGACACTAGCGGCGCAGGACTGGGAGCCAACAAGTTCACCGAAGACGACGTGCGCCAAGCCATGAACGACGGCTACTTCGTCATCTTCATGGTCCAAACCGACACCGGCGGACGACACTGGATCGCCGGCGATTACGTGGAAGGCAACACCGTCCACACCATTGACTCAGGACGACCTCTCACCACTCTCGACCGATCCCAATACCCCGGCGGCATCGGCCCCATCCTGAAGTTCTCCCGCACCGACGGCAAGAAACTCCAAGACCTCCCCACCATCGACGATGCAGCCACCAGCGTCGGCGGCAACAACGGCGGCGACACCGCCACTGCAACCGACACCGGCATCATCAGCGAACTCGACCTACCCGGTATGCCACCTCGCACCGTCGGACAAAACCACCAGCTCTCCGAAGCCGACAAGCTCGCCTTCGCGAAAGACACCCTCAAGTTCGCGAACTACACGAACCTGAACACCACGCAGAAAGACAACGTTGACCAGATCGTCGCGCAACGACAGCTCGAACAAGACCGCAAGGTGTCGGACTGGTTCAGCACCGGCGCAGCCGTCATTGGCATCGTCCTGTTCCTGTACGCCCTCGTCATCGTCCTCGCGTTCCTGTTCGACCTCGCCTTCCCACTGTTCTCTCTCCTCAAGTTCGCGACAGCTGGTTCCCTGACTGTGCATCACGAGTCGCAAAGCCGTGCGGGCGTGAAAGAGCTAGGAGCTCCACCTCGAGGCCGCTGGGCGACGTGGGGAAACGTGTTCACCACTGCCGGGCTGGTCGCAGCGTTGGGTGGCTTGCTCATCAGTGGAACGCTGGTTAGGTGGGTCGCGTCGCTGTGGCAGATGCTCTACATGTGACGGATGGGATAACACCACAACACATGTGATCTAGTTAACCAGTTTCCGGGTTGCGCACACAAAACAACCCGGCCTACACTAAACCCATCACAAACAACACATAATTTAAGAGCGTCCCCTGAACCGCCCCGGATCAGGGGAGCACCCCGGAAAGGTGCCCGAGCGGCTGAAGGGGCCTCCCTGCTAAGGAGGTAAACAGAGGAATCTGTTTCGCGGGTTCGAATCCCGCTCTTTCCGCAGGACGCGAGAAGCGCCTGAGACGAGTTACTTCATTTGGATCGAAACTACACTCGTTTCAACCTTTTCTCTCGCGTCCCCCACTTTTGCCCAAAACACCCAGAAAGGAGAGCGTCATGGCGCGCATGAACACCCGAGGCAGCAAGCCCCGCAACATGGCTACCACTCCCGTCAACACGACGACGGGACGGGCCTTCACCGCAGAAGGTGGAACGGGGTGGCAGCGCACCCCCAAGGGCGAGCTGTTCCTCGCCGCCGTGACCTCCCTCAACGAGGACACCTTCTACGAGACCGCCGATGAGCGCGTCAACCGTATCCAGACCCTCGCCACGGACCCCGAGATCGTCAACAGCCCCGAGTGGGCGCTCGGCATGGTCCGCTGGCTCCGCCAGGAAGTCGGACTCCGCTCGATCCCCGGTGTTGTCGCCATGACCGTCGTTAAGGCGCGCCTGGACGCTGGCCTGACCGGCATGAACCGTCAGATTATCGAAGCGGCCATCGGTCGCCTCGACGAGGCCTCCGACATGATCGCCGGGTGGATGAGCCTGTACGGGCGCAATATCCCGTCATGCTTGCGCCGTGGCGTTGCCGACGCACTGCGTGCCCGACTGTCCGAGCGGTCCTACCTCAAGTGGGCGGGCCGCATGAACTCGGGTAGCGTCAGCCTTCGGGATGTTGTCAACCTGACGCACCCCAAGCCGAAGGACAAGACACAGGAAGTGCTCATCAAACTCGCCCTCGACGAGAGCTACGGCAAGAAGGGCGACGACAAGCAACTGCCCGTCATCCGCGCCCGCCGCCAGTTCCTCGCCATGGACCGTGACGCGCAGATCAGCGCCCTCACCGGCCCGGACGCGAAGGACACCATCCGAAAGGCTGCGCTCACTCACGAGGTGATCGCAGGCGCAATCGGAACGATCCCCGCCGACGTGTGGGAAACCCTCGTTCCCAACATGGGCTACATGGCCCTGCGCATGAATCTCCGACGTATCGAAGCGTCCGGCGTGAGCCGTTCTCTGATCGCCACGATCAACGAGCGCCTGAGCGACGTGGAAGAGGCTGCGAAGTCTCGCACCATGCCGGTCGCGTTCTACGCAGCGTACAAGAACGCGCCGCTGGCCTTCGCTGCCGCCCTCCAGGACGCAGCGAACGCTTCGCTCGAGAACGTGCCCGCCCTCAAGGGGCGCACGTTGGTCCTCCTGGACCGCTCCGGCTCGATGTCTGGCATCTTGTCGGCGAAGTCGTCGCTGAGCTGTCAGGATGCGGCTAACGTGTTCGCGTCGGCGCTCGCCATTCGTGGCGAGAACGTCCGCGTGGTCGCGTTCGACACCCATATGGAGGACGTGAACGTCAGCAGCTCGGATCTGCTCCGCGTCGTGGATCAGATGCCCACTCCTCGAGGTGGCACCTACACGCACAACGCTATCGCTTACGCCCACGAGGGCGGTCGCCAGTACGACCGTATCGTCATCCTTACGGATGAGCAGTACGCGGGCGGGTCCGTGGATAGCGCGCTCGACATCTACGCGCCCGGAGTTCCGGTGTTCACGTGGAACCTCGCGGGCTACAGGACGGCGCAGATGGAAGCCCGAGAGGGCCGCTGGACCTTCGGCGGTCTTTCCGATAAGGGTTTCCAGATGATTCCTCTCCTCGAACGGGGTATCGGCCAGTCCTGGCCCTGGGAGTAACCACCCACCCAGGGGCCTCACCCAACACTCCCACCACAGGGTGAGGCCCCACCAACGCCCCTATAGCTCAACTGGCAGAGCAACGGACTTTTAATCCGTGGGTTCAGGGTTCAAGTCCCTGTGGGGGTACGCAGTGTAATAACTGAACATGGCGGGGTGCCGGAGTGGACTAACGGAGCTGTCTTGAAAACAGTCGCACCGGAAGGTGCCCAGGGTTCGAATCCCTGTCCCGCCGCCAACAACTGAACATGGTCCTATGGGGTAACGGTCAGCCCGCCAGATTTTCACTCTGGAAACCCGAGTTCGACTCTCGGTAGGACTACTCCGATCCGGTGTAGCTCAACGGACAGAGCGGGGGACTTCTAATCCCAAGGTTGCAGGTTCGAGCCCTGTCACCGGAACGCCAACAACTAAATATTCCACGAGGGTCAGTGCCCCGAGCGGCGAAGGGACCCGGCTGTAAACCGGACACAGTTGACGACACACCGCAGGTTCGACTCCTGCCTGACCCACTGGTGGAGCAAAGACGCGAATGTGTGAGTTACTTCTTTGCACAGAAACACACCTGGGCGTAGCCCCAGGACCACTTTTGCTCGCGCAGCCTTTCAGCTTCGCTCCACCTCTCCATCTCGGATGGTGTAATGGCAGCACACCGGATTTTGGTTCCGGGCATCTAGGTTCGAGTCCTAGTCCGAGAGCGAACTGCGGGCGCGCCCCTGTCGAGAAGATAGCGACGCGCCCGCAGGTTTACCCAGATCGAAAGGAAAACCGCCATGACCATTGGTGAGCGTAAGGCCGCAGTCAACAAGCGCCGACGCGCATTCCACATCTACGCCATGAGCACCGCAGCAACCCTCAGCGCGGGCATGTTCGCTGCCCTCGCGTTCGTGGGCCTGATCGGCCCCGCACAGTGGGCCACCAGCCGACAGGAAACCGTCCTCGGGAAGGTGTTCACCGGCTGGCTGACGACCGTCAACATGCCCGCCGCAGGATGGGGGAGCGATACCGTGTTCGTCTCATCCTACACGGGTGACACGGCCCACCTGACTAGCGGGGAGATGGTTCCCGTCGCTGACCTGAATCTCACGGTCCCGCTCTCGACGACAGCCGGGCACGCCGTCTCCATGAACACGCTCACCGCCGGGCTCCTCGCTATGCTCCTGGCCCTCTCGATGATCGCCATGTGGCCGTCCTACGTCACCGACCCCACACAGCTCGAAACAGGGCTGACGGGAGCATTCGAGTGGCCCACCCCCACAACGAGCGAGAAGCAACGCCAGAAGGCCCGTAAGCGTAGCGAACAGCGGAGAGAAGAGTTCACAGCCGCCCAGGCAGAAGCCGACGACCTCGACATGGAAACCTAGGCTGACGAAACCCAGAAGCAAGAGCAGGAACCCTCCGAAGGTGTCGAGTTCCTGGAAACCCGACTCTCGGAAGGAGACACCAATGACTGAACCCCTCATCATTGCGTTCGCCGCGGCCCTCGTCGCGTCCGCAGCCTTCATGGTCGCCACCGTCCTCCTCATGGGAGACACAGCCTTCAAGAAGTTTAGGTGAGGATTCCCCGCCCCTTGTGGGTGTGGGGGGGATCGCCCTACCCTAACCGCGCTCCTTCTGTGTCTGGATGTACCGTCTAACGGTGTCTTCTGAAATGTGTCCCACAGTGCCAAAGTAGGTGGATGGTGACCATAGTCCACTGCCCCAGAACTTACGTCCTTTAAGGCTGGGGTGGGTGGTGAAGATTTTGACGGCGCTAATGCTTTTGATGGTTTTAGCTATCTCGGCTGGCGCGTCCTGTGGCGGCGCGGAGATGAACAGGTAGACATGATCGGGCATGATCTCGATTTCTTTGAGCTGCCACCCATAGGCGGCGCAGGTCTCTGCAATGGCATTGCGACAAGTGGTCTCCACGGTCCCGGTGAGGATCTTGTGGCGGTATTTGGTGCAGAAAATGATGCGGTATCCAATTTCATAGACTTGGTGACTGTTTCGTTGAATCTCCATGTAAGCAATGCTATCATCGCCTTATGTCCACGAGGAAAAGCAAGACAGCGCAACGGAGGGAACAGGTCGCGAGCCTGATCTCCCAGCGCACTGTCGCGCTCACCCTGACGCTGGACGACGGCCAGTTCGACCTGCTCACCCAAGTCGCGGAACGATACAACCGGCTCTGGGGTGTGCTTGTCTCATGGTGTAACCGGAACCATACGGTCAACCGCACTCGCATACAGAAGGAAAACTACCGGCGACTACGCGAACAGTTCCCCATGCTGCCTAGTCAATTCGTGTGCATCGCCATGCGTGACGCAGCCGGAGCGATACGATCCTGGAACTCGAACCACCCGAAACGGCGGTGGAACCTCAAAGCCACCCGCAAGGCGCTAGTCATTAACTACGACCTACGCACCATGAGCGTGCGGGGCAACATGCTCACGTTGAGCACAGCGCGAGGTGAACGGCGTATCCGCACCCTCATGCCGGAAACGCCCGGCTGGTTCGCCGAGCGATACCCGGCGCGCCAACTTAACGCAGCCAAACTGATTATTGACCCGAGGACACGCACGGCTCGAATCGCCTTGATCTACCGTGTCGAGAACGAAACACCCGCGGCAGACGGTGACGTGCTCGGCGTGGACCTCGGCCAACATTCCCTCTACACAGACTCGAGAGGAGGTGAAACGAAGTCAAACAAAATCTGGGGGGCGAAACGCAAGTACGCGCACAACAGGAAAACCTTGCAGGAAAAAGGCACCCGTTCCGCGCATCGCCGACTGAAGGCGATGAGTGGCCGGGAAGAGCGGTTCATCCGCGACGTTAACCATTGTGCGTCTAAACGACTTGCGAACAGCCCCAACGTTCAGGCGATAGCGTTTGAGGACCTGACCTATATCAGACGGCAGGCCACCAAACGCACTAAGACCGGCAAGCGCCGTCGTAACATGCTCAACCAATGGTCGTTCAGTCAATTGCAGGAGTTCACCGCATACAAGGCTGCGGCTAACGGTATTCGCATCATCATGGTTGACCCGTCCTACACGAGCCAACGGTGCAACAGGTGCGGCTATGTGGACGCGAGGAACCGGAACCGTGCACGTTTCGACTGTAAACGCTGCGCGTGGTCCGACAATGCCGACCATAACGCCGCCCTGAATATCCGCGACAGGGCTATCGCCTCACTCGAACACAATCACACATCCACGGATAGACCCGTGGACAGGGTGCAGTCAACCACCCGCATGGATGGAACGCCCACGATGACCTCCACATCAGATGATGATGGCAGAGTCGTGGGAACCACGTTCACGTCCAAACCACTGGGCTCACCCCAGCGGTAGTTGATGCGCAGCGCAGACACACTCAGCGCCACGCTCACGGTCGCGCTCATCAGCGCCGCTTTCGCCTCCCCGATCTTCACTCCCGCCACCTACCAGGTGCCCGACGTGATCCACGCCTGGGTGAACTTCGGCCTCGCAGCACTCGCACTGCTCCTTATGATGGTGACGGTGTGGAACATGTTCCGCCGCTACCCCGACGTGCCCCTCACGATCCACTGGAGCGCGTGGGCTATCAACGGCATCCTCGGATATGCCCTATGCGGCTTCGTCCCCACCATCCACTTCATCCACGGCATCAGCCCGTGGGCTTGAAAGGAACAAGATCATGAACAGCGATAAGTGGAAGCCATCAACATTGCGGGCTGTAGGTGTACTCATATTCCTCGCGTTGCTCATGGCCTCCCTCATGTCCACATGTAGAGGGGTGGGTGCAATGATGCAGCGAGCGAACGAGTCTCACTCCTCCCGCAACGTGGACACCAGTGCCGTCGCTGGCGGAACACTCAGCGACCTCAACAACCTGACCGTCAACGACAATCCCGCACCGCCCGAGAAGTACAACCGGGTGGAGCAGTTCGGCCCCGCCTGGAAGGACGTGGACCATAACGGCTGCGATACGAGGAATGACATCCTCGCCCGCGACCTCACTGTCCAGGAAATGCGTAACGCCTGCGTCATCACCGCCGGCCAACTCGCAGACCCCTACTCGGGCAAGTGGATCGACTTCCGCAAGAAGGACGCATCGAAGGTGCAGATCGACCATGTTGTCGCCCTCGAGAACGCCTGGCAGTCCGGCGCATACAAGCTCACCCAGGAAGATCGTGAAGCTCTCGCCAACGACCCCGACAACCTCCTGGCCGTCAACGGCCACGACAACATGGCCAAGGGCTCCAAGAGCGCAGACCAGTGGATGCCACCCAACAGCGCATACGCCTGCGCCTACGCCTCTAAGCAGGTGCAGATCAAGAGCCGCTACGCTCTCACAGTGACCACGGCAGAGAAGCAGGCCCTCGCAGGGGCACTGGCGACCTGCCCCACCAACTGAAAGGACCATTCCAATGGCACTATCGTTCACGACAGCGCAGAAGCGCGAAGTGATCCAGGGGAAGTACCCCACGGCCAACAACATCGCCGTGAAGGGCAACGTCTTCTTCGTCGCCTTCCCCGATGTGGAGCCCGTCATCGGTTGGCTCCATTCGGAACCGCGAGCCGGTCATCTGTGGGTGCAAGCAGCTGTTCCAGTGAGCGCCTGCCCTGCCCTGCGCACGGTTCCACCACGCTGGTTCATCGACGCAGCACGACCCTACATGCAGGGCGATGAGCGAAAGGAGCGGTACCTCTACACGCTCCTAGCAGCTCAGCAAACATTCCCATCGGGGGATTACATGCGCTGGATCACTCTCAATGAGGGGCATCCGCTCAGAAAGGCGTTTGGTGACTATTGCGCCTTCGACATCGAAGGCAAGGAGACAGAGTTCCGCATCAAGAACGCCGAGTTGGAGACGGTCAGGACCATTAAGAAGGCCGACCTCCTCTACGTGCTCACGGATGAGCCAGGTAGCCTCTTCTACGAAGTAACACCTTTCTGATAGCCATGACTTACACGACAAAAGATATTCGCCCCGTCTTCGAGCGTGACTGGGGCATAGTCCGCAGATTCGTCGTCAAGGGAAACGTTGCATTCAGCGTCATTGGTACGGGTGTTCCAGTGTTCGGTTTCGTTGTTTCCGCCGCCAGGCCTCGCGTGGAACCGTGCGTGAGCCTCAGCAGCACCTCGGTTCCTCTGGATGTGGTGCCGCCCCAGTGGTTCGCGAACTCAGCCACCGAGTTCATCTCCGGCATGGGGGACGAGGCACAGAGGAACTACTGGACTACGCTCGTCGCAGCCAGTAAAGCCCTTGGTGGCAACAGTGGACACATCCAGCTCGACGAGCAGCACCCATTCGCACAACACACAGGGGCAGTGAGCCTCACCGTGTGCGTGAACCGGGTTGAAGCTGCAAACCGGAATGGGGACATGGTAGGTGTCTACACGAAGCCCGGCATCATGCACGCCCTCACCTCCCAACCGGGACCGATCATCTCCTAGTCCTAATTGCTGCCAAACCGGAAGGAATGAAACATGGCTTTTACACCAAGGGACGAAGGCTACGTGCCTCCACATCTCCCTACCATCAAACGCGAAGTTAATAAGTTGATGGATGGCGTGAAGCGAGTCGGCGCGAAACAGACAAACGTATTCGTTAGCGCCACATCAGGCTACCTAATCGGTAACATCACTAGGGGAGCGTGGGTGGGAAGGCTTACCCCTGTGGAACGATGCCCCGCAATGGATGTGGTTCCCCCTAAGTGGTTTGCTCGCAGCGTCGAAAAGGCCTTGCGGGTAGGTACGCCGCAACAGGTCGCCTACGGGCACACCCTTCTCGTACTGGCTGAAGCTACATACCAGGGGAGCGGCTGCATTACCCTCTCCGACAATCATCCCCTAGCTGTTGGAGTTGACGGTCTACAGTTCTGCCTAGATTACGGAACAGTGCGGGCATATGATCGCCACGGCAACATCGTCGGACGACCAATCGGGAAGAACCAACTAGCGCAGATCCTCACTGCAAACCTGGGTGAGATCGCATTCATGGAATGAAGCCTGAATAACCCCCTCATTCTCATCACGAGCGGCACCTCCCCTCTGAACACATCAAGGGAGGTGCCGCCCTATGTCGCCACATACAAGGAATCAACTGAAAGGAACAGTAATCATGACACCGAAACGAAAGCGCCCCACCGACCTCACCCGCGACACGGTTTACGCGCAGAGAGACCTCGCTCGCGTCCTGCGCGCCTGGGCTGACGACCTCGAGAAGGGTGGTGCAGACATGGATGCCCTCGCGCGGAGAGGGGAGCTTGCTGCGTGGGCTCAGAGGCGCGCGGAACGTCAGATGCGACATGTGAGCGCAGCGTTTGAGCGCGTGATTACATGCGCGTCGGAGGCTGATCGTCGCGGAGTGTATGGTGGCCAGTGAGGCTGCTGTAGGAAGTCCCCGGAGCTATTGGTTGGTGGTTCCGGGGTTTTCTTCACCCTCAAAACCTGTGTGATCTACTTAACCAATTAGGTGGATATTAGCGGTTGCAGACAAACCAAACCACCCACTACGATCAAACCCATAACCCAGTCACATGAAGGAGACAATCACCATGGCAACCACAATCGCCACCCCCGCCCGCGCCCGCATCAACGACCCCCCAGACCAGCTGGGACGCAGCCCTCGCAGTAAATGCTGTGAAGTCGTGGCTCCTCTTCGCAGAACTCAGGACCATCGAGAAGGCCGAATGGATCGGCGAAGAGCTGACCGACGAAGCATTCTTCACTGCCCTCACCCCGTCTCGCGCTCGGACTATCGTGTCCGACTGGAAGAAGCAGGGCTACATCGAGGCCATGCCCAAGCGTGCCAAAACCTCCACGGGGCGCACCGCCCAGCTCCACCATCTCACGCCCAAGGGACGCGAACTCATTGCCCTTCTCCGAGACATCAACCGAAAGGCTCATCAGTGACAGAACCCGACCCATCCCCACCTGTAGCGGAAACACTCGCGCGCCTACAGCTCACACTTAAGGCACGCCAGACCAGCGCCGCTCACTCTCTCATCACGAGGGCCCGCATCAAGGCCCGGAACTACCCGTCGGAGGCGACACTGCCTCCACGAATCTCACGCAAGAAAGGCAAAGCTCAACATGGCAGCGAAGAAGGAAGTTAAAGTCCTCCGCAAGTCGAAGAAGTGGGATGACCTCGCCCCGCGCATCATGGCTTACGCCAAGCTCCTCAAGGACAGGGTGAAGAACGCCGAGGGCCCCGTCAAGACGTACATTCTCGAGAACCTGGACGAGCGGTTCCCGGCAGTCGCACAGAAGGGCGGCTACAAGATTGATGCCGATGTCCACGGCGACTCCGGCACGCTCTCCTACCGCAAGCCCTCTCGCAAGCCGGGAACCGGCCTCAAGATCGTGGATGCCCTCGCATTCATGGCTTGGTGCGAGGAGAACGGTATCGAGCACAACGCTCAGCCGACCGTCACGTTCCCCGAGGAGTTCGTGACTCAGGAGAACCTAGCCAAGCTCATCGAACAGGCCGGTGGCGTGATGCCTGACAGCATGGATGACGACACCACGCTCAACGCAGCGACCCTCACGGTTCGCATGAGTGAAGAACAGGCCAAGCACCTCGTGGACGATAAGCTCACCGTCCGCAAGCTCCTCGAGATGCTGGAACTCAAGGAAGACCTCGCCTGACACCCCTCAACATGTAGAGAAAGGTTACCTACATGACCCCCAAGGCAAACGACGCGCAGCCTGTCGCCAAGAAGGCTGCATCCAAGACCCGCACGACCAAGGCCACTGAGAAGGCTGAGGAAACCACCGTCGTCTCGTATGAGATGCCCGGCTACAAGGCGCTCAGTGAGGAGGAAATGCGCCGCGACTTGGCCGAAGCTGGCATCTACGCTCAGGCGCACGCGCTCGTGCCTTATCAGATGCGAGGAAACACGGGTGACATGTATCTGCTCATGCAGATCGCCAAGCACCTGAACATCCCCCTCGTCACCGCCCTGCGTGGCCTGTCGTTCATCGGCGACAAGGACGTGAAGCCCGCAATGACCGCGCAGCTCATGTCCGCGCTCGTCCGCAACGCAGGCCACACGCTCCGCGAACAGTGGGACGCAGAAACCAACACGGCCACCGCCACCCTCATCCGCAAGGACGACCCCTCCTTCGAGCACGTCGCCGTCTGGGACGAGGAAAAGGCCCGCGTCGCTGGCCTATGGGAATCGACCCCCACGTGGGTCCAGTACCCGAAGGCCATGCTCACCGCCCGCGCCATGAGCGAGGTGTGCCGCTATGCGGCCTCCGAAGTGCTCCTGGGGTTCAGCTACGTGCCCGAAGAGTTCCAGACAGCCGAGTCGGCCTCCCGCGTCCTGGATATGCGTGAGCAGGTGAAGCACGACATGACTCGACTGAACCTGTCGAGCGAGAAGGTCGCCGAAGTCCTCGACGGCGTGACCCTCCCCGGCATCCCCGTCGCCCTCATGACTCCGCGAGAGTTGGAGGAAGTCAACGCCCGTATCGGCGTGATCGAGTACGAGCGCGACAAGGACAAGATCGACGAGGTGCGTGAGCGCATCCAGAAGGGCCGTGACAAGCTGAACCTGAGCGAAGGTGCGTTCACTGAGATCGTGCGCCGCAACGTGCGCCCCGGCAGGGGATACGACACGATGAACTTGCGTGAGGCTGAGCAGGTGCTTGACGTGCTCCTGCGCCAGGCGAAGAAGTCGGGTATCCGTTCCGTCCAGCGTCAGGCTCAGCCTGCCCCGCAGGCCCATGCCCCGCAGCCGCCCGCGCCTCAGCAGCAGACTCCCGCCCAGCCCTACCAGAGCGCGCAGCAGCCTCGCCCGCAGGCACAGCAGGGATACGCTCAGTACATGCCCGCACAGCCCCAGGAAGCGCCCCAGCAGCGCTCAGAACCGGCTCAGCAGCCCCAACCAGCCCCGGCCCCCGCGCAGGAGTCCTACGGCCTCTACGACGAGTCTCAGCGCCCCGAGCAGTACCCGCCGCTCGGCTCACAGAACCCGCAGGGTACCTCTGGCCCCATGGCGATGATCCAGCGCACCATGAAGGAGCAGGGTGTCCCCATGGATGAACTGCCCATCGTCCTCTCCTATATCTTCGGCGAAGATAAGCGTGCAGATGTGGATAACGTGGATGCGCTGACCATGAATGACATGACCACCGTCCTTGACGGTATCCAGCGTTACGCAGCGGAATCCGGGCCCCTCTCAGAACCCACCGCTGAACTCCCCTTTGACGGCGATGCGCCCGCCGACAACATGGACGACCTGGAAGCGTCCTACAGCGCACAGGGAGACGAGGTGAACGATGACCCTGAAACATGGAACGAAGGCTGTCCGGAAACGGCAAAGCCCGGCGGCGGCGCGAACTAGCACCGGACCCACCCAGCAAACCCGCGAACTCATCTACGGGCGCGACATGTGGCGGTGCGCCCGATGCGGAAAAGACATCACCTACATCCAGTCCAGCATCCAGCACCGCAAAGCCCGCGGCATGGGCGGCACAAACGACCCGTCGATCAACAGCCCCGCCAACCTCATCGTCCTATGCGGGTCTGGCACCACAGGGTGCCACGGCCATGTCGAGGTGAACAGGCGCGAAGCTCGCGAATACGGGTGGGCGGTCTCCCAATATGCAGACCCCCACGACGTGCCCGTCCACTACAAGGACGGCCTGTTCCTCCTCGACGACACCGGGCACCGCATCCCCACCAAATAACCCACCAGCAACACCCCTGAAAGAGGTGAACTCATGTCCCAGCGAATCTACATCGCTCTCCCCTCCGGCTACACGCGCGAAACCGCTTACGCAGCCGAAGACGCTCTCACTCTCCTCGGCTACGAGCCAGCCAACTCCGCCGACAACAACGGTGACGACCGAGCCAACCTGCGTATGTTGACCCAGTGCGACGGCGTACTCCTCGCCCCCAACTGGGAAACCAATCCCATGAGCGCGCTCGCCGCCACGGTCGCTCAGCACCTCAACATCCCCGTGGGCACATACGACCACTGGGCTACTCGCCCCGCCACAGGGGGACAGCGATGAGCCTCAACGACCAGGACAATGGAGTGCTCAGCTCTCTCGTCATGCCCGAAGCGTGGACCGAACAGGGCGCGTGCGCGCGAGCCCTCAACCCCGACGCTTGGTTCCCAGAGCGCGGAATCAGCGACAACCACGAAACCGCCCTCGCCCTGAGAGTGTGCGCCGACTGCCCCGTCAAGGATCTGTGCCTCAAGGAAGCCCTCGCCCAGGGCCCCTCCTGCGAGGGAATCTGGGGCGGCACCACGCACGCCGAGCGCCGCAAGATGCTCCGCATGGGCTGCAAGACCTTCAAGGAATACAAGGCCCTCACCGAGCCGAAGACCAAGGAACCCACCCAGACCCCCGCACAACCCAAGCAGGACACTCCCACCGTCGAACCTGCCGCACCCGTGAAGGACAAGACCACCACCTTCCCCGACATCCTCTCGGAGGTGATGCACCTGCCTGGGAACTACACAATCGGAAGTCTGTTCTCGGGCTATTAACGGTGGCCTCGACCTCGGCGTACAACTCGCCCTCGGCCCCGCACGCCTCGCCTGGGTGAGCGACATCGAACCAGGCCCCCAAGCCATCCTCGCTCACCACCACCCCGATGTGCCCAACCTTGGGGACATCACGAAGATCGACTGGACCCGCGTCGAACCTGTAGACGTGATCTGTGGCGGCTCGCCCTGCACTGACCTATCAATGGCCGGCGCTCGAGCGGGCATGTCCAAGGACACCCGTTCAGGACTGTGGGAGTCGATGTTTCACGCAATCACCGCCCTACGACCCAGGCTAGTTGTCTGGGAGAACGTGCAAGGAGCTCTAAGTGCATCAGCTTTTAGCCTCATGGAACCCGGAACGGGACATCTGGGAGGACGGCCAACCGGACCTGTTCTCCGAGCGCTCGGGCGTGTACTCGGAGATCTTGCCTCCATCGGGTATGACGCGACGTGGACAGTTGTTCATGCTTCCGACGTTGGAGCACCCCACAAGCGGGCCCGAGTCTTCGTTGTTGCTCACCCCCACGGCGAACCTTGGCTCGAACGGTGGGAGCCAGCCGCCGGAGAAACGCCGGGAGGGCGGTCATGGGCCGACGTTAGCGGACCTGATCGAACACCTCGACCCCTGATCCCCACCCCAACCGCTTCGGACTGGAAAGGCGGCTACCACCAGGAGGGGAAGGGAATGAGCCTGTCTCAGGCAACCAAGCTCCTCCCCACGCCCGTCGCCCAGGCCCCAGGGAACACCGCCGAAGCCCACCTGCGGAAGAAGCCAGGCCGCACACAAGTCACCGACTTGGGCATCATCGCCCGCGAAGGACTCTTCACGACCGGAGGTACCCTCCTGCCCACCCCGCAGGCCACCAACGCCACCTACTCCTCCAACGGCTACGGACCCAACCTGCACGAAACAGCAGGAACCCTACGCGACAGTTTCGGCCCCTACGCGCCCGCCGTCGCCCACTGGGAAACCATCACCGGGCGCACAGCCCCAGCCCCGACAGAACCGCCCCTGCGCGAGGGAGGCAAGCCCCGCCTGTCTGTCCGCTTCGTCGAATGGCTCATGGGACTGCCCGACGGGCACGTCACAGGCGTAGGCCTATCGCGCGAAAAGACACTGCGTGCCCTCGGCAACGGAGTTGTCCCACTGCAAGCAGCCGAAGGGATCCTGCGAGCCCTCCAGCAGGAACGCCAAGTCGCCCTCGAGGAAGGCTGGCCAGAATACGCTCAAAGAACAGGAACATGATGAACACCCTTCGTAGCACACGCCCCCGCAGCCGCGGCAGCATCACGTGCGACATGTGCGGCACGAGGATCCCTCGAAACGTCCAGTACTCACGCACGGAAACCGCCGACATGGGCACCATCATCACGGTTCGCGTGTGCGATCACTGCGACACGTGCATCAACTTGTGCGCACGAGATGTGGATTGGCAGTTCGGCGATGACGGCTTCACAGCTGACGATCTCCGTGAATGGGCGCTCAACAGCAGCGCCATAGAAGCCACCCAGTACCTCGCTCGAACCGAGCAAACACTTCACTGAAAGGACCAGTTTCATGAAGAGTCAGGCATTCATCACCACGCGCAACCACGAAGCTGACGCAGCCCACCTCAACGCCCAAGGCCTCCGCATCACCATCGAAACAGACCCAGACGGAACACCGTTCCTCGCGCTCACGGCACCGAATGGAGTGAAGCGATACCTGAACCCCGGCGACGCGCTCGTGTGGAACCCCCGCTACTTGCCGATCTCCGCCGCCGTCGTACCAGAACCCCTCGTGACAGCACTCACGAAACACATCTCCTCACTCATCTCAGCAGCAGCCAAGAAGCACCGCCGATGAACGCCGAAGACATCCTCAACGCCTTACGCCACCACTACCCGACGGCGGCATTCGTTCCTGAGCTCACCATCAACGATGAGCAGTCTCTCGCGGACTACTACGAACAGGGCGAGCATGAGGCATTCACGCGCCGCATCGACGCGCTCATGTTCGACAAGCGCATCCGCACGGCCATCGAGATCAAGGTGGACCGAGCCGACGTGAAGAGAGAAAGCCTCGCCAAGGTCCGTGCCTGGCGGCAATGCACGCACAGGTTCTTCTACGCCACGCCGGCAGGCCTCATCGACAGCCCGCCCATCATGAGCGGATCAATCGGCCTCCTCTGGGTCTATCCAGACGGGCGCATTGAGTGGCGCAAAAAGTGCCGCCTCAACCACTCCCCAGAACCGCTACCTCTAATCGTCCAAGAACGCATCGCGCACCGAGCCAGCCGCTACGCACTCATCCCCAAGGAACTACGCCCATGACCTTCAACCCGCGAATTACACAAGCCCTACGCCCAACTGAAGATGGGACCATGAAGCGCAAGAAGAAGCTCCGCTGGGGCAAGACCAGCTGGTGCGTGAAACCGCCCCGCAAGATCCGGTACCGCACCAAGCTCGATGCGAAACTCGCCCTCGCCTCCACACAGCGCTCACGTAACCCACGACGCGAAGAACGCCGCTACTACAAGTGCCCAGCGTGCAAGGGCTGGCACCTCACCTCACACTGACTACCGCACGGTAATAAACAGTGACGCTTTGAGCGCTCGAGTCTCGTTCTCCACGAGGGCTAGACCTGAGCGAAGCGAGCCGCATAGCAAGCAACACTCGCTCAAAAGGGTTGATATGTGGCCGAAAAGCGCACTCTTGGGAGCATGTTTCTATGTTCTGGTTTAGGTTCGCGCACTATGGTAGCTTGTTTGGCGCGAGGTAAGCACAAATAGGCTGTGATCTACTTAACCAACAGCGGGGATAATGTGTCTCCAAAACAGTGGTACCGTTACCACAACAAACCATCCATGCAGACACGCAGAAAGGAACGTCACCATGGAACAGAACCAGATCCTCGGATACCTAGGGGGCCTTTTTCAAAAGAACGCGCCGATCACCGACGAGGTGTTCAGCGCGCTCAAGGAGTGCCTTAAGCCCCGCAACCTCGATACAAATGACTATGTGTCCGGCGAGACGGTGCGCATCCGCGCCGCCATCGACTCCCTCGGCTTCCGCCACGGCAAGAACCTCAACGCTTACGTCGAATACCAGGAGAACGAGGGAGAAGCCCCCTTCGTCTTCCTCACCATCGAGTCCGAAGACGGCCACTTCTCCTCTCGGCATTCCAAGCTGACCTTCAAGATCAACGAGACCGGCTACGCGAACGCCATCCTCGAGTGCTCCAGCCGCAATGGTGAGGACTGGTACGCCTACGAGATCCCCACCATGCTTGGAGTCGGGGCGGCGTACTACGCGCTCCTCTCGTGGGAGGCGTACCAGGGCATTAAGACGGGCCGTCTCGAAGCAGTCGTACCCGAAGACGACTGGAACAGCTACCTCGAAGATTACCCCGAAGTGGAAAACGACCAGCGCACAGAGGAAGAATGCCTCACCTCGGCGCTCATGCTCCTGGCCCAGAGCGCAGAAGAAGCCAGCGAAGATGAGGATGAGGAGGGTGACGAGTGAACGCCACCTACCTACCCCCGACCAATAAGGCAACGTCGCTCGCATCCATGCTCCAGGTCCACTTGGACCAGGCAGAGCACGTCACCGACCCCCTCACTCACCTGGAGAACATCTCCATGGGCGACCTGCGAGTCATCGACCGCCGCAACGGTCGCGCTTACCTGCGTGACGGCTCCACCATCACTGCTCGCAAGAAGAGCAAGACTAGCGAGTGGGTCGTCGAAACGCGAGGCCCCATCCAGAAGAAAGGACACTTCCTCCAATGAGCTACTACGAATACATCTCGGACGTGGCATTCGAGGCAGGCGACCTCTCCAAGACGACCTTCACGCGAGCCGACGGGGAGATGTTCGAGCAGTGGCTCATGAACTACATCGCCACCCACGATGAGACCTTCCAGAAGGGGTGCGGTGGCGACATTGACCTCTTGTTCGCCTGGAACTTCGCCTACGGTCCCGACGGGCGACTCGTGGACTTGTACGCCCATTTCCCGTGGGATGACGGCGACTACGATCTTGACTATGCCGCAGCCGAGCTGGCAGGGATTAGCCTGTTCTTCCGCGAGCGCGGCGTGCGCTTCAAGCTGGTCTTCAACAAGGCTGGCGAAGAGGGAGATGACCGCTGGCAGATCACCACCACCCACGGCGGCGTGTGGAAGGCTCGCGGGAAGCTCGTCTACGGCAAGCGTGAGCGCATTGCCTGAGTCGATGTCGATAACGGTGTGGGTGCCGGGTAAACCTGAAACTCAGGGCTCTACCCGGTGCTTCACGCCCCAAGGTTCCCGCAAGCCGGTCATCGTTCACGACAACCTCCGGCTCGAAGCGTGGCGCACCGCCGTCACCTTCCTTGTCAAGCACGCCGCCCACAAGGCCCGCTGGGACACGCCCCTGGACGAGCCGGTTGAGGTGGTCGCTGAGTTCTACCTCCAACCTCCTAAACGGCCACGGTTTAAACTCCCCGCCGTCAAACCCGACCTCGACAAGCTCCAACGAGCAATCGGCGATGCTCTCGGAAACGGGATACTCCGGGACGACAGTCGCATCGTCCACTGGAACGTATGGAAGCACTACGGCACAGAACAGGGCGTGAAACTCACGCTCACACGACTCACCCAGGAAGAAGTCACCAAACTCGCTCAGGAAGGAGAAGATGACCAATGATGAAGGTAGCGAAAACGACACTGCGTAGCGTCCTGTACGCCGCTCTGTTCACCCTCGGAACCGTCTCCACGCTCGCGTGGCTCATCGGCTTCGGCAGCGGCCTCGTAGCCTTGTGCGCAGCACTGCTATACTACCCCTCCCTCGTCGTCGATGCGGCACTCCCGCTCCTTGGAGCTGGGGCCGTCAGCTTCGCCGCTAGGGGCATCTCCATCTTCGGCTTGCGCCTCATGACCCCGAACGACAAACGTCAACCCCTCCGAACCGACCTCATCGGATGGATCGGCTTCGTCGATGACGAGACCCTGCGTATGACGCTAGATGCAGGAAAGGAAGTGCCAAATGGGTACGCGAAGACCACCAACTGACCAGCCGCGCCCCTGCCAGCTCAGGCGAACCCCCGAAGCCATGCAGGTCACCAGCGACAACCTGCGCCAGGTAGCCCGATGGTGCCACGGCGCTCTACAAACCGAGGGCGGCAAGATCGCCCTCATCGAAGTCACAAACACCATCACCTCGCACATAACCACCGCCCATGTCGGCGATTACATCGTGCGCCGATACCGCGGCAACCGATCCATCTTCTCCGCCATTCCGTGCGACGAGTTCGAGCAGGAATGGACCCTACGACCCATCAAGAAGGAACCCCGATGAGCAACTACGACAACGAGCTCCGCATCAGCGGAAACCTGACCCGCGACCCCGAGCTGCGCTACACCCAGTCCGGTAAGCCAGTCGCATCATTCACCGTCGCCGTCAACCGCCGAGTCCGCGACCAGTCCGGCAACTGGGTGGACGGCACCACTCTCTTCGTGCAGTGCGTAGCCTGGGAACAACTCGGCGAGAACGTCGTAGAGTCCCTGCGAAAGGGCGTGACTGTCGCCGTCTCGGGCAGAGTCGAGCCCAAGGAGTACGACTCGAACGGTGTGAAGGTTCGTGGCTTCGAACTGATCGCCGACGATGTCAGTGTCTCCCTGCGTCGCCAGCAGGCCACCGTCAAGAAGACCACCCCCTCATCCGGCGGTCAGGGTAATGGCTACAACTCCTACAGCCCCAACACTCAATACACGACAGACCCCTACAGCACAGGGGCACCTTTCTAGCCCAGACAGGACACAAGACCATGGCCACCGCCTCCCACATGTTCCCGTTCATGCTCACTCTCCCTGACGGAACCCTCCACGATGCAGTCCGCATCTATGGGGAAACCCTCGAGGCCGTCGCCGAGTGGTGCGGCGGGGAAGTGGGAGGCGCTACCATCCCCGGCAAAGGCACCGTCGCTGGCATCCTCTACCCCACAGGTAAAGGCCATGATACGTTCGCGCCCGTTGGCTCCTACCTCCTGCGAGGATCCGTCTCTGTCCAGCACATGAGCGCCGAAGAGTTCAACAAGATCTACACGAGCCTCTGACAGCCCATGCCCACCCAGACGGCGCAGCAGATCATCGCCACAGCACGCCGCAACGCAGCCGCACTCCCATCCGAGCAAGCCGCCGCCCGCGAGCGCCGCAACACGGCACGCAAAGCCGCTCGCAAAGCCCGCGAAGCAGCCAAACCAGTACGCGCCGCACGAGAACTCCCACCCATCGACGGCGCGCACTGGGCAAAGCGGCGATACGGCTCCAACTGGCTCTACCCAGCAGTCCAACTCACCAGCCCCCACGCCGCACGCATCGTCGCCCAATGGGCACCACGCACTACCAGCTACATCGAAACCCCCTCCATGTGGGGCCTGTACGTGTGGAACAGCAGGCGTGGACCTGAACCCGTTCTCGCACAAGAAGGCTGGTACATTGTGCGCACAAAGTATGGGCTACGAGTAATGCAATCAGCCGTTTTCCAGCAGCTTTACGAACCCTTCGCGCCACAAAACAAGTAATACTCACCTAGCGGTAGGCAATACCTGAAACCGCAACGAAATAAAGGTGGCAACAACCACATTACGCGCATTAAAGAGACGTTTTTAGTTGCAAAACAACCACTTTCGCAACCACCACAAACTAATACGCCAACAAAAACCAGAAAATACGCTTGAAAAACATTCAGCGTACATATAGGCTTTCCGTGAAAGCACGGAGCGAGGGAGCACACACTCCCTCCATCAACACAGAAGGAGACAAAACTTTGTCTATCGTGACCACCAAGCGCTCGGCCCTCACGAAGGCCGTCACGCTCTTCGCGCTCGCGGGCATGGGCGTTATCGCCCACCCTGCAACGGCGACGTTCGCAGCGCCCGACAATGCTACCGACGGTGCTCCCGCCGCCGCTACCGCCGATGGCGGCAATAGGATCATCGCATCGGACCCCGGCACATCTACCGCAACTGGTGGCATCAAGATCACCAATACGAACGTGAGCGGTCGTTACGGAGACAAGTTCTCCGTTAATGCAACGCTCGACATTAAGGTCAATTACGAGGGCGATAAGGTTTGAGAAGGGTGCCACCTTCTCCGTCGGCCTGGGTGATGGCCTTCAGATCCCCAGCGGCTTCAACTCTGTGGCCCTCAAGGCCACGGCTCTCGATGGTTCTGAGAAGACCATCGGTCAGTGCGTCGCCGCTAACGGTACCTTCACCTGCACCGTCACTGAGAACGTTGCCGAAGTCCTCGGGGGCAACGGCTCCATCAAGAACGGCTTCGTAAAGCTCGAAGCCACCCTAACCAAGGCCAGTATCGGCAAGACCACCACCGATGTGGTAGTTGACGGCACCAAGCACACCGTGTCGCTCGGCAAGGGGGTTGTCGGCGAGGAAGTCACCCCCGGCGACCACAAGTTCTGCTTCTCTCACGGAATGACCCCGGAAGGCCTGTACGAGTTCATGTGCTGGCTCCAGGCCCAGGGAAACCCCGGTGACACGATCACCATTGTTGAGGGACGAGACGACATCACGTTCAAGAAGACCGTGTACACCACACCTACGGAACACGGCGACTGGGCTAACCCCTCGGCCACAGGCAAGGCAACGGTGAACGGAAAGACCATCACGTTTACCATCCCCGACGGCACCGGCACGCAGGAAAACCGTGTCGGAGTCCTGGTCGCCACGTCTGAGAAGACGATGACCAACACCGCCACCGTCAACGGCAAGGAAGTTTCTTCCACCGTTACGTGGCGCGCCAAGGGTTCCTCGGGCGCGGAAACCGACGAGGATGCCAAGCCGGTTCCGCCCACGCCAACTCCGACCCTGAGCCGCCCGCTCCGACACCGGACCCCACCCCGGAGGCACCGAAGCCGGACCCGAAGCCTGAGCCCACCCCGGAGCCCTCGGAGCCCCCGGCCCCCACGCCCGCTCCGACACCGGATGCTCCTAAGCTGGATCCGAAGCCCACGCCCGAGCAGCCCACCCCGGACCCGAAGCCGGAACCCTCTACTCCTCCGGTCACTCCCGACCCGAAGCCCAGCGTTCCTCCGGTCACCCCGGATCCCGAGCCCAGCGTCCCGTCCGTGACCCCGGACCCGAAGCCCTCGGAGCCCCCGGTTACGCCTGAGCCCTCCACGCCTCCGGCTCCCACACCTGAGCCGAAGCCGTCCGAGCCGACCACCCCCAATACGCCCAGCACCCCGGACACCCCTCCGGTGACCCCGAAGGCCCCCACGCCTTCCGCTCCCGCCAGCAATGGCGGTGGCACGCTGGCTAAGACGGGTGCCGACGCTGGCTTGATCGCTGGCGCTGGCGCGCTCGCCGTCGCCGGTGGCGCTCTCCTGGTGGCCCGCCGCCGCCAGAACAAGAACTGACCCCAGTCAGCAAATAGGGAGGCCCCAGAGATGCAATACTCTCCGGGGCCTCCCCCTTTTTAGCAAAACCGTGGTTTTGCCCGTCCTTGCAACGCTTTTAATGTTGCCGCAGTAATGCGCGTAATGCTACAGTAGGGCATTAAGGAACAATTCATCAGAAAGGAGCAACAAATGCTCAAGAAATACCAGGTCACCAAGATGATTGACGACCTCGACGGCTCTGAAGCCACCCGCACCATCAAGTTCAGTATCGACGGAGCACACTACGAAATCGACCTGTCCGACGAGAACACAGACAAGTTCCGTGAGGCGTTCGCGCCCTACATCGCCAACGGTCGGCGCGTGACCTCACGAAAGTCGTCACGCAGGTCCAGCAGCGCCAGCACGGGGCGCGCTCAGCGCCAGAAGACGGCAGAGATCCGCGCCTGGGCCATCGAGAAAGGCTACACGTCATCCACGCGAGGCCGACTCTGCCCGACCATCATTGAAGCCTACGAGGCCGCGCACCAGAACGCGGACGCTCAGTAGTCAAAAGCCGCACAGGAAGGAACCCCGATCATGGCTTCACGCAAGGACATGCCCGCCATCGCATTCATCGACATGCACGGCGAGGTAGACCTACGCACCCTCCCTCTGGGGACAGTGATCGTCACCGTAGGCCCTGGCCATGGCAAGACGCATGAGGACCGCCAGTACATGAAGTTCAAGCGCTTGTGGCGCAGCCCCGATGAAGGCGCATGGGATGACCACTCACTCGCGGAAGACCTCGCCGAGCAGGTACAGGCTGGCCGTCGAGTTATCGCCCACTACGTCCCCATCTACTGACAAGAAAGAAGAAAGACCGTGTACAACCCGAGTCTCCTCGCGGATCTTGCCCTCAAGAACGGCGCAAAGATCAAACGCAGCACAAAAGAGATCAACGATGCCATTTTGGCATCCCCACAGGCAAAGATCGTGCCATTCAACACTCCTGCAAACTTTTTCAAAAGGGATACGTCCTTTGAGGTGTCAGAGGGAAGCGATACCATCACCGTGTCTTTTGCGGCGACCGTTTCCGCGCCCGTTAGTACTCACATTGGTGACACTGCGCTAACTGAGGTGGAGTATGGCAGATACTTCGACTGTGAAGCAGAGCTGAATATTGCAACAATGCGCATCAAGGAAGGCACCCTTCGTATTGTTGACTTCCGCGTCTCAAATGAAGAGATGGCCTCGAACAGGGAGCGGCTGACAAAAGAAGCTGAACAGCAGGTGCGGGAGCGAGTTTTCTCCCGCCAGCACGTAGCCAACTACGTGACTGGCCTCCCCTACGGTGAGCACGCCAACCCGATCTACCCGCCGAATAGCGACGAGACACCCGACTGTGGCGACTCCATGGATTACGTCCAGGCGGTTCGCTTGGGCCTCATGGAAAACCCCGAGCCCTGGCTGCAAGCCCTTGTAGACGACTTGCGTGGCCAGTGCCGCGCACTGTTCGATGGCGACGAAACCTACTGCGATCCGGCCATCGCGGAAGCCGGTAACGGCTCTTTCCCGAACGACCTCTACCCAATCCGAGACAGGATCCATAACATCATCCTTGCTGGCATGTGCGGCGAGGGCGAGTGGGCAGTGTACGCTCCGCTGATCCGCGCAGTCACCCCCGAAACCGTGCGCAAGCTGTACAAGCTCCCCGAAGAACTGCCACTGCTGAAGGTGGACGAACTGCCGATCTCCGCCGAAGACACGAAGACCCTAGGAGAACTACTCTCCACCATGGAGCTGATCGGAGTGTCTACGCCCGACCAGGGAAAGCTGGTTGAGCACTACCAGCGTTTGCGGAAGCTACACGAAGGCTTCACGCACTACGCCGAGCTCTGGGAGCGTCTTGCAGGAGGAGACGCAGGGGAGGATGTGGTTACGCGCATCGTCGACTACAACGAGCAAGTTCGCTCCGTTGGGGGCGACTCTGACGCTGTTGTGGACCGCACCAAAGCCATGGTGGATGCTCTCGGAGCAGTGGAGCACACCCTCAAGGTGAACGGCGTTCTTCGCTACCTGTACAAGGTTCAGGAGAAGCACGGTAAAGTCAAGCCCCTGCAAGACCTTGACTGCCTCACGCTAGGCGCATACGTCCAGGACTCGCCTGACGCGGACCCCCTGACGAAGCCGCAGGGCGATAAGCCTCTCCACGAGTTGAACTCGTTCTTCCACTACGAATGCAAGTTTGCACAAGAGGAAGGGAAGAAAGAAGACGGCGAGCACGTGTACAGCGACAACGCCGACTTCCTTACGCGCTATTTCCCATTCCCAGCTATCGCGTGCATCCGCGCCGCCCAACCTCCGTATTACTACGGTGGCAACATGAGCAATGACAAACTAGCCGCTATGACCATCAGCGCGCTTACGCATGACCGGAAGCCGTGGGCAAAGAACGCGCATCGCGCTCTGATGGAGGCTTTCGTGGCTGCTGGAGCGTATGACGCAGCATACGCAGATGCTCACTCTGACACGCGCTCTCTCACCAGTAGCGACCTGTCAGCCATTGAGCCTCACTGCGAGGTGTTGGATCTGCTGCTCGAGGCGAGCAAAACACTGTACGAGGATCTGGATGCGCGTCTGTCGCTTTATCGTGCGGATACCGTATTTGAGGTCGCTCGAAAGTTCATTGACAACATCAACTCCGTCTTGCCGCTACTTGGCGACCTGCACGGCCTGAATAAGCAGTGGCTTACCGTCAAAAACCATCTGCTCCGCGTTGGAAGCTCAATGGGTAAGGACTACCTGCAAGAGCAGGAGCAGCGCATCCCAGTCGTAGAGCTAATGATGGAGAAATTGTCTCTCACAGACGCGGATCTGGAACGTGTTGGCCTGAGCCGCCAGCTTCTTCTTGGAGAGGGCGAAGCGCTTTCCGAGTTCCTAATGGAGAACAGGGTTGCCCAGGAGGGGGGGAACAAGCCGTATGTGGCGTACCAGTTCATACTGCCGGACCACTGGAGCTTCGTTCTCGAGCATCCCGATCCGTGCGACATCAAGAAGACCCTATTTAAGGTCGAAGTTCCTATGTCTATGATTGGCGGGTCATACACCGGAGTGCAGGAAGAAGTAGTAGCTGAGCTTATCCGCGCATTCAACTACTCGAACCCATCACGACGTGACATCGTTTTCACGAAGGAAGAGTCCGAGAAGATCCTCGACTACGTGCGAACCGGGAACCTCGACGCTTCCTCCCTCGATAAGGAGTCCCAGCCCTCATATTGGGATACGTTTGGCGAGATCACCCGCAAAGCGTGGAAGCGTAGTCCCATAGCTCAGGCAGAGGATCAGGAAGCCCTTATCAGGGGCTCAATCCTGAAGCTGGACCGCGACTGTCACATTGTCATCGGCCATACGATTGCCGATGTAGATGATGATGGTAAGGATGCAGCAGATGAGCGAGTACGCTTGGCAAACAGGCTCGAAGCAGACTGGGTGTATAACTTCCGCCTCAATGCCATTGACATGGAGGATGCGGTTATCGCAGTCGGCGGCACAACCAAGGGTGACACAAGCGTATGGAACGGGAAAACAGTCCCACACTTTCGAGGGACAGTTGGTGATCTGTTTGACGCAGACGAGAGAGGCTACCTGAAACTGTATAAAGAGGCGGAGTTCTGCGGAGCTGATCCTCGGACACAGTGCACGTATTGGTGGTTAGGCCGCAAGTTCCAATACGACTTCGTAGGAAGTCACGCAACGAAGAGACAGGGGAAGAGGACAGGCTTCCTGACAGTGGAGACACAGGGAGAAGAAGCGCGCTTTGTGGAACACTAACCATGCCTGATTGACGGCTGAGCAAACAAGAAGGGGAGGGGTCTACTTTCGGGTAGATCCCTCCCCTCTGCTGTGTGCGGGGCTTAGTTCAGCTCACCGTAGTGTCCTGCCGTCAGTCGGCGAGAAGGTGGTAGATGAGTGAAGGGCACGTGTAGGGTGTGGCTCCGAATCGCCCCTCGAGGTAGTTCTTGGTGATGTTGCTTCCCGACTGTAGGCCGGTGAAGTCGGAGAGCTGGTAGAGCGTGGTGGCCTGGGCGCTGTTCTTCTCTGTGAACCAGATGCGCTCACGGTTATGGATGGGGCCGCGGCCAATGTCCATGAGTGCGATGTCGTTGGTCGTGAAGATGAGCTGGGCTCCCGTCCGGTTGACGGTGAAGGAGGTGAACCAGTTGATGATGATGCGACCAAGCTCCGTGTGGAGGGAGGCAGTCAGGTCGTCTACGACAAGCACTTGCCCGCTGGTGAGCGCGTCAACGGCTGCGGCGGCGAGCGCCAGCCACATGATGCTCCCCGAAGACGCTGAGAGTGCCGTATGAGAGACTGCGTGCTCACCGTAATGGAACTCGAGAAGGTGGGGGAGAGCCCGCGCAAGGGAGGTTTCCGCAGCCTCTCTGTCTGCGAGCGTGTGGTGTGTGGAGCGTGCTGGCCGCTGGGGGGTGCGCAGCTCGATGCTAGTAGTGCCAAGGTCTGCGACCTGAGCGAGCGTGCTCAGGGTCGTCGTGTCGAGGCGGCGCGACAGAAGATGCTTGGCAATGTGCAGGTATGCGTCCTCCATCGAGGGAGCGCCGACACGGAAGACCTTGACCCCAGTCGTAAGCGCGTCACGGACGGGTTTCACCTGCAGGTCGCCCATGAGGGACGCTCGAGTGAGAACCAGTTCGTTCACGTTGACGTGGGGGAGGCCTTTCAGGCCGGTCACAGCCCCGTGCGTATCGCGCGAGTAGATGGTGTTCCACCGCTTGCGAGCGACGCGCAGCTGCTCCCCTGCAACGCCGTCTGCGTTCCGGGACAGGCTGTACTCGTAGCGCATGTCGTCGAGGATGAACTCGACGCTGTAGCAGGTCGGCTTCGATGCGTCGTAGGGCCTGTAGGGGAGCGCGTTCGCCCCAAGGGGCAGGAGGGTAGTGATCGCGCTCTTCATGTGGTGGAAGGCTTCTAGGATGTTCGTTTTCCCAGAGCCATTGGGACCGTAGATACCTGCGAGGCGGTGCAGGTATTCGCCCCACTGGGTGCCTCCTGGCGGATTGAGGGTGCGTATTGCCGATAGGGCGAGGTTGAGGGTGGCCTCATCCCTGATCGACTTGTGATTGCTGATTGTGATGTTGAGCAGTTGCATACCCACAAAGTAGCACACATAGGCGCGTTTATGATATTTTTTATCACGAACGCGCCGAACAGTGTTCCAGACCAAGAAAGCGAGACCGCCATGAAGGAAGTCCAATACATCCCACTTGGGGATATTTGGCCACAAAACCTGTCCAAAGAAACGCAGCAGGCGATTCGACACACCGGGTATCTTGCAGACCTAAAGCCGGACCACCCAGCCTTCACACAGGATACGAATAGCTACACCATCTTCGCGCAGACGCGCCGCCGCACATATCCAACCCCCGAGCTCCAGTACCACTGGGACAAAACCCGGCGCTTCCTGGAAGGAGTCCTCCGCATGAAGAGCGTGGACATCTTCCCCGTGGCCTACTGGGCATGGCAGACCTCCCTGTGGATAAAGGACGCGCAAGATGACTTCACGCGCCAAATGCACGAGCGCAGCGGCGTGCTCGTCGCCCCCGACGACGGGACCGTCGTCGGCTACACGATGTGTATGCCAGTCAACTCCACCTCCGGCACACAGTGGAGCGAATCCGTGCTCATGCCCGACACATGCGAAGCCTACGGTCTCGACGCTGACAAGCCCATCCCGGTGGGGAACGGCTACTGGTTCGTACACCCCGCCATCATGTACGGCCAGCAGATCGCGCACGTCCGCTACGTCAACGTCGGTATGGGAGATGCCATCAACTCGTAACGAAGATGCGCCCAGACGAAGCAAACGAGATCCCTGTCGAAGCGACGAGCTTGCCCCTGTCGCTTCCTGCTCATGTGCGCGCCGTCGCCCTCGAGTATGCCTACGTGGGTGTGAGGCTCAGCAAGCATCTCAACCAATATGCAGGGTTTCCGCAACCTCAACCCCTGGACGTGGCAGACGTTGCGCTTGATCCGTCACATGCAGCGGAGCTCCTGCGCGCTGAATGGGGGCTTTCTGACAGGCCAGTCCACAGCATGATGCGCCTCCTTGAAACGGCGGGAGTGCGAGTCTTCTCTCTCGGACAGGGGCAAGCAGAGGTCAGCACGTTCTCCTTCATGTGGGAGGGGGTGCCTTACGTGTTCCTGCAAACAGGGCGGGATGCTGTAGCGCAGAGGTTTTCCCTCGCGAGCGAGCTAGGGCACCTCGCCATGCACGCCATCGACACTGAACCAGTTGGCACGCTGCGCAGGATCGAAGAGGCTAAGGACTTCGGGAGAGCGTTCCTCATGCCACCGTGCGCACTCTATGCCCACGGGAGCACCTGGACATCGCACGATGTCATCAACGCTTCCGTCATGTACGGAGCGCCTACAGGGGAACTGCTCTGCCACCTGTACGCTCTCGGTGTCATCAGCCTTCACCAAAAGACTGAGGTCGCCGCCGACATCAAAGGTGATCGCCCTAGCTGTCCTGTTGAAAGGTCGGCGCATCTACAGCGCATCAGACTCCACGCACTACGCGAAGCTGCCAGCAAGGCCGACATCAACGTCGCAACAGCATTCGAGTACCTGCGTGACCTGACCATCCGATCCGCATAACCAACTGACATGAGCCCCTAGCGGCGCTCTGCTCCTATAGGCACAACCGTCCAGAGAGGAACACCATGAGGACATTCTTCATCGTCCGAGGAGCACCCGGTATCGGTAAGAGCACCTTCCTCAGCCTCTACCAGGCCCGTGGCCAAGTCGTCTCCCTCGACGGGATCCGCGACGTGTTCGCCATGCCCATCCCCGACTGGGACGGCGTTCCCGGCAGGTCTATCCGTGGCGGCACAGAGGGGACGATCTCCCACATCCTCGAGTCAGCCCTGCGGTCACGTTTCGAGCAGGGCGGCGACGTGTTCTTCGACGCAACCAACCCTGAACTACAACAGTTCAAGCACCTCGCCGACCTGTCCCGCGCCTACGGCTACCAGGTCGCCGTCATCGACATGCAAGGAAACGCCACCGACGACATGATCCTCACCCAGAACGCAAAGCGAGCGGGCACCGTCAGCTACGTGCCCGAAGAAGACGTACTCAGGATCTCTGCGAGGGTGCGTGAAGGAACCCGCGAGTGCCAACGCTACGCGGGACGTGACATGTGGGTGTCGGCCCAGTGGGAAGAGCGTGACTGTGGGCTGCACATGGTCAACCTTGAGGCCATGCGCGAGTTCGTTCGCTCCACCATCGACGGCCACTACACGCGCACAATCACCATGAAGGCGGGGGAGCGTGTCGTCGTCATCGGGAGCGCCTACGGTGACGCTCACACCCTCAGCAAAGCGCTCATGGAAGCATGGGACGAGACCAAGGACGCGAGCGCCGTGACGTGGGTGTTCCTCGGAGACACGCTCGCATCCAGCCCCCACGTCGCCCAAGCATGGAAGATCCTCACGTACTTCGAGACCCAAGCCAAACAGCGCGGCCACGCCGTCATCTTCCTTGAGGGGATCGACGAGACGATCCTGCGGGAAACCCTCACTCGCGCCGTCAACCCCCGCGACTTCCCTGACGTTCAGCAGGCTATTGGGGCGATCACCCGCACGGGCGCACAGAAGCGCGACCTCCTGCACCATCTGAACAGCCTCACCTGCGCTCTCACCATCCACGCGCCACACGGCACCTACTACGTCACCACTGGCGGCACAGCAAACCAGGACCGCACGCTCACTCCCCTCGAGTGCGTCAACGGCGCGAGCGACCGCACCAGCACCTACCGCAGGAAGACCAACTACGAGGACTACGCGCAGCCCATCAACGACGCAGCAGCCCGCGCTGACATCACGATCATCCACGGCCACAGAAACGCGCCCCACGACATGCCCCGCGTCGTCGCCCTCGAAACCGCAACCGCGCCCGGTTACGTGATCCTCTGACCGCCCGCCAACACTCAAACACCACAACCACCTTCCACCGAAAGGAACCCCCATGGGACAACGAGGCGTACACGCCACAATCACTCAAGATGAGCGCACCGGCCTCATCACCGTCAACCATGTGACGGTCCAATGGAGCATACACATCGCAGAAATCATCCAGTTCGCGCTGCAACACGCGGGCAAGGATGGCTACACGCAGGACGAGTTCCTGACCCTCCTCAAGAAAACCGTCGCTGACATGGAGCACATCAGCGCCTTCAATTGCTCCGACGAGGACGATGTGTACTACGCCCCTCATAAGCCCATGGAGGGCTACTGCTTCGTTGCCCACAACTACGAGGATGGGAAGGAATACCGGCTCGGCATCGACAAGGGCGACGGTAGTCTCCTGACGAGCTACAAGGAGTCGGATCGCTACTCAATTCCTCGCGCGTTCGCCAAACGTAAGGCCGCTGAAAAGTTCATCAAGGAACACGGCCACGCACAGGATGCGGTGTCGTACCTGTGGGATCTGGACACTAACCAGTTCACGTTCTTCACCGTCTGGGGCGCTCTCGAGGCATACGACTTCGCAACCGGCGAGACCGTCACCTGCAAGGAGATCACCTACAGTCTCGACCAGCTGCGCCACCCGAACGCATCAGTCAAATACGACGGCAGACTCTCGTCAAAACGGATCGTTCGCCTCTATGAAGGAGCGCTCCCCGCAGAACCCTCCACTGAGGAGGAGAGCGAGTCCGACATCGCCCTACGCGCCTCCCAGCGCCTCCCCCTCCAGTGGCCAGGCGGCGACGTTCCCACCCACGCCCGCATCGCCCTCCTGAAGCGCAGCGCAGCCCAATACGCCGCCGTCGTGTGCGCCAACGGCAAGGAGTTCCCCGCGAACCTCCTGACCGTTGACCAGGCCCTCGAGGGCAAGGTTATCGACCGCAACCCCTTCGTGTACGACCCCCACATCGAAAACGAAGCGCAGCTCGCCTACGTCGTCACCGACTTCTCCGGCAACCCGCAAAACGGGGGCGGCGAGTGGGAGTTCTCCAAGATCAGCGCCAAGACCGGGCGCGTGGACCTGGCCCGCACCTACAAGGTCACTGGCAACCTGGAAGAGAACACCCTCGACGAGCTATTCAACAAGGCCGTCCAAGGTGGAGCCCACAAGCCAGACGCATACTACGGGCGCGCACCCGAGTGGCTGGCAGACTTCATGCGTGACGTGAGCACCGGCCCGTGGACGCTTGGCGACGCTGAGTACTGGTCGAAGCGCTGCGGCGTTCCCTTCGACTACGAGACGCAGATGCCCGACACCCCAGCAGGCCTACAGGAAGCGTTCGAGCAGAGTGCCCTGAAGTACGCCGACGCGATGAAGCCTGACCTCGCCGCATTCCCGAAGGGCAAGCCCGTCAAGAAGCGCCTCGACGCAATCCAGCGCCGCTGGCTCCTCGGCTTTGCTGGCCGTCCTGTTATGCCTGAAGATGTCGAGCTGTCCCCTGTCGTGGACGGCAAGCTCGTCGAGGCCTACGTGAAGTCCTGGGATCGCTCCCTCGTCATCCCCATGGGGGATGCTCTCGACAAGCTCGTCTACCGTGCCCTGGCGGCAGCAGTCTACGACTACGCGGGTAACCGCAACGCTCCGCTGACGAACCTGCGCCTCACAGCGAAGGACAGTGAGGCCATCATGTGTGCTGCGTTCTCCCCCGCGTGGTCAGCAAGTAAGCGCCTCAACAACCGCCAGGCTGTCATCAAGCTGAGCGACTGGATCGCAAAGCACTAACCTGCAAGGGCCCCGGTCGTGCGATAAACACCATGACCGGGGCCCTCTACATCCCAACTAGGAAGGCCCCAGAACATGAACGAACAATCAGCTCTCTACGCGACGATCAAACACGATGCTCGCACCGGACTCATCAGCGTTGACTACATGACCGTCAACGATGGTGAGTTCACATTCCTTGCCCTCCAGCACGCCCTCCAGCGCGCAGGCAAAGACGGCTACAGCCGCAGCGACTTCCTGAAAGTCCTCAAGAAAACCATTCACGACATGGGGACAGTTGAATCGTTCGCCCTGATCGACTCAAACGGCGACTACGGCTTCGATGGCAGCGCACCCCTCAAGGGCTACTCCGTCGTCCCCTACTACACGGAAGAAGTAGGAGGCTCCGAGCCGAGCTACGTCGGCCTGAGCAACAGGAGCGTCGTTGAGCGCAGCTGTGAGGCGCGCGCGTTTGCTCGCCGTGAAGCAGCCGAGGCGTTCGTCAAGACCCACCCCAGCGTCCAGGAGGGCGTGTCCTTCCTGTGGGATCTGGATGCCGACCAGTTCACGTTCTTCGCTCATGAGGGATCCAGTCTCGAGGCCTACGACTTCGCAGACGACGAGATCAAGACGTGCCGGGAGGTCACCTATAGCATCGACCAGGTGCGCCGGGCCGCAGGTGAAGTCATGTACGAGAGCGACGGGGAAGAAGACACCATCATTCCCCTGTACGACGGGCCGCTTGCTGAGGAAGGCGACGAGCTCACGGACCATGAGCGCTGCGTCAAAGCGCACTCGCGACTCCCCATCCTCTTCCCCGACAACGCCAACCACGAGATCAAGCAAGTCACCATCGAGCTCCACAACCGAGTGCCCTCCCAGTACTTCGCGCTCGCAACGTTCGACAACGAGTACGAAGGCAGGCGATCATGCCCGACGAACCTCCTGCGTATCGACCCCAGGCTCCTCAACGCTGACATCTCCCACAACCCGTTCATCTACACGCCACCGACATCAGAACAGGCCAACTACCCCGCCTACGTCATCACCGGCTTCAAGGGCACTCTGTCCACGTGGAGCGGCGACTGGCAGTTCTCCAAAGTCAGCACCACTACGGGGCGCGTAGACCTAAACCGCACCTACAAGGCGACCGGCTCTCTCGACGAGAACACGCTCGACGACCTGTTCAACCAGGCCCTCCAAAACGGCGCACAGGAACCCACCCCACTAGAACACCCCACCCCCGAATGGGCCGAAGAGTTCATTACGGCGATCAGCACGGCTCCCTGGACCGTCGCAGACGTAGAACAGTGGTCCCACATCTGTAGAGTCGCAGGCGGTTACCCCTTCCCCGACCTTGAACTCGACAAGCAGCAGGCACAGAAGGCCTTCGAGGAAAGCGCATCCAAGTATGGGGCCGTCCTGGACACGAACATCGTCCCCTTCCCCAAGGAGAAGGAACTCGAGTCTCGCCTGCGATACATCCAGAAGCACTGGTCAACAACCGATGCCAGTGAAGAACAGAAGCAGATCCACCCGTCAGAGATCGAGATTGCGCGCATCTGCGACGGCACCCTCGTCGCCGCCTATGTCAAGCCCTGGGAGCGCACCATCGTCGTCCCCATGTGCGACGCTCTCGACAAGATCACCTACCGAGCAATGAGCACCGTCGAAGCAGCTGACCTCAACGTGCCGACAAGCTCGACGGTACTGCGCGTGACTTCCCCGAAGAACACGGAAAGCATCATCTGCTCAGTGTTCTCACCCGCATGGGCCAGAGCCCTCGCCCCCGAAGGGGCTACAGCAAAGGCCCCCACCCTCGAGCAGTGGATGCAGTACTGCTGACCACTCGCGCCCCGGTTGCCTCGCGTTCATCGTGGGGTGGTCGGGGCGTTCTCGTAAGCGTCGCCGCATCAACGAAAGTGATGCTCTCCCCATAAAGCCAACGCCCCACAACCACTGGGGAACCACGGAAGGAACAAGCAAATGGCATCCCTGCCCCCAATCAAGTGGCCCACAGGCCGCACCCCCACCAAGGTCGAGATCTTCGCTCACCAGCACAAGGGCGGTCGCGTCGCCCTCCACGTCGTTGAACTCGACACTCACCTCATCTACCCGGCGTTCCTCCTGGAGGACATGACCGGCCACTGGAGCAGCACTGAGGGCTGGCGATCCAACCCATTCCTGTGGGTCAAAGGCAACGAGGGTGACACGCGCATCCTCCACTTCAAGGGCAACCCCTCCACATGGGAGGGCGTGTGGCAGACACAGAACAAGGTCCGCGACGTGAAAGCCCTCCCCGCCTTCGCCAACACGTACAACGACGGTGTTGACCGCAAGAGCGACGAGCTCATCAACAGCTTCACCTACGAGCAAGCCAGCGAAGGCCACGGGCCCCTCGAGGACACTAAGACCGCCGACACTCTCCGCATCCCCCAATCGTTCTACACGACGTGGGGCAAGATGCGCGCCGACTACCTCGCCGAATACGACAAGTACGTCGGCATGACCCCCGAGCCTGGCGGCAACGTCACGGTCGCCCACAAGGAGTTCTGGACGAAACTCTGCCAGAAACAGAAGGGCGGCGAGGCCATCCTCCCGTACACGCCAGTCGCCTCTCTGTCTGACGAGCGATACCTCCTGCTCCGCGACACGCCACTCGCAGACAAGAATGATCTGGAAGGCCTTGTCGCCTTCAAGAAAGGCACCCCCGAGGAGAAGCGAGCAACGTACATTGCGAAGAAATGGGGAGTCGCGGACCCCCGCACAGGCAATCTCATTGGCTTCGACCAGATCCGCGTCGAAACCAGCTTCGCCGGCAAGACCGCAACCGTCTACGTCGCCCCCTTCGACATGACGTTCCTCATGCCGAACATGCCGGCCCTCGACAAGGAGATCTACCGGAACCTCGGCAAGATCATCGAGCTCGTCAAGGCCTACGACCCGACCCTCGACGTGACCTACCCGCAAGGCGCATACACGTCCCCGACGAGCTTCCCCCTCCAGCGCGTCACCAGTCCCCACTGGATCGTGCTCTCACGGAACTTCAACGCCCTGACCGCGCCAGACCCCACCGCCCGCAGGTCACGGACAATGACCCTCAGCGAATGGGCGCGCGCCAACTAACCCCCTAACGCGGAGGGGCAGGAACACTCACACCCTGCCCCTCCGCTTCACCATCTCGAAAGGACCACGACAGGAACACCCGCCATGCTGACCAGCCCCTACCAGCAAACCAGCAACCAGCCCATCTCCGTGTACGGGCAACCCCTCGGAATGCCAGAGTTCGACGGTGAGGACTACGACAAGAAGCAGAAGCGCGCCTACACGGCGTTCCTACGGTCCCGACCCGCCAACTATCTCCCCACTCTCGAAGCGCTACGCCCCCAAGGATGGGTCATCCCCCGACTGTTCGAGACCGACCGCTTCATCGTCACCGAGCCCTGGGACGCATCCCTCCCCGACGTTGCAGCCCCCCTGAAAGGCAGCATCGCCTTCCGCTACGACAAGCCCCTCGAGGTCACGACCTACGACGAGTACTACCAGAAAACCGGCACGCAGCCCGTCACCTGCCCGTCCGGCAGCATCCCCATCGCCTCGCAAGTCAACCTCCGGCTCTCCCCAGAGCAGGCAAACAACATGCCTGACGGCTTCAAGTACGCCCAACGCGCCCCACGGTCAGACGAATACCCTGACGGAGCGTTCCTGTACTGCGTCCCTAAGACGTTCCTCGACAAGATCGTCCCCTACACGCTGATGCTGTCCCGCAAGCCCCTCGCGCGAACCGTCGAACGCTACATGTTCCCCCTGTGCGCCTACAACACATCCCTGTACCTGTCCGTCGTCCGCGAGTCCCCCTTCACCACCCGCTACCGCGACACCGCCCCCATTGCCCTGTGGGCCCAGTACAACAGCAACTTCGACAGGGCCATCACCAACCTCATCGACCTGTGGGGCAACCAAGGATGGGTACCCATGCGAGGCCAATACGCGCTCAGCACCGGCGAAGACCTCGCCTACAAGCATGACCTCTACGACGACAAACTCCCCGCCCCACCAATCAACTAACAGCAAAGGACCAAAACTGTGGCCACACAACACAGATCCCACGCGACGATCTCCGGCGAAGACCTCTACCGCCGCGTCATCGAAACAGCCCGAAGCGGCAAACGCCTCCCCGCAGGGGCACTCCTCGATGCAGACAACTACAGCGATTTCATCCGCGCCGTGACTAACGCCAACAACATGGATGACAACACGGCGGCAGTAGTGCGCCGCTACCTAGGGCTGGCACACTCTGTCCAGCTCGACCCCGTTCAGGAATACGACCGCTTCTACCACCGACTCTTCAACATCCCCACCCGCCCACAACCATTCAAAAACCCCATCGAGACCGACGCGCAGATCCTCAGCGGCCCACACGGCCCCTACCTCTACCGGCAGCTCATCCGCCACTCGAACGAGAAAACAGCCGCCAACTTCCTACGAGACCTGTGCGCCAAGTACCCGAAGACGATGGAAGGCTCACTCCTCTACGTCCAGGCTTACGGCGGTATGCCGAACAACTGGTCCACACTGGCCCTCAAGGCCGGCGGGACCAAAGTGCGCGAGTGGGCTCAGGCCCTCATCCAAGACACCACCGCAACACGCGACGACATCATCTGGACTATGCAGAAGCTCAAGGACGGCTTGTTCGACCCCAGCGTCACCGACGAAGACAGGGCAACGCTCGCAGGCGCAATCGCCGGCGCAGTCGTGAGAAAAGACGGCCCCGCCCACGTCTACAGCTGCCTACACCACTGCGGCCTGCTCGACCTCTGCCTCCACCACTTCGGACACCTGCTACCCCGCTGCTGGGTCCAATCTCCCATCAGCGTTGCAATGAACCAGGCCCACTCCTACGAGTGGGGAGTCTGGGCAGGGTTCGCTCCCGTCGCCAGCCTCTACCTCGCAGAAGACGAAACCGCCGAGCCCAGCATCAACAGAGGCGAATACGCGCACACGTTCTTCACCGCATACAACGCTGCCCTCGCCGCCGCACGTTCAACCCCCCTCATCAAAAAACGATGGAACTACCTAGCGATAAACAAAGCCCCAGAACACCTCATCGACATGTGGCTCAAATGCGTCACCGGACGCATCGATGAGTGCTACGACTACTTCGACGAGCACTACTGCATCGGCGAACCGGACGGCCTCTGGGATGAAAGCATCGAGCCCGCATGGGATGTGCACTACGCCCTCATGTACCTCGTATGCAGCCATGTCGTCCCACCCGGCCTCTACAAACGCCTCAAGCATAACGACGCAGTAATGGCACTCCTGTTCCGCTACGAGGCGGTCTCCGTCGCAGGGCTGAACACCAAAGATCGTTCCCGTCGAACAACCGTGGACGAGATGATGGAAGCCGAAGGCCTCAGTGAGGCAACCAAGCGCCTCTACGTCGAAGAGCTTGAATACATCAACAGCGAAGCTCGACGCACGCGCCCCCAGAAGTAACCCCCAGGTGAGGCCCTGCCAGTTCACGCCGGCGGGGCCTCACTCATCTCGAAAGGACAACCTATGACCAGCCAGAACTGGACCCTCACTCCCAGCGGCTACTGCTACCATGACGACGCTCCCGCAGAAGGGTTTCAGCTCCCCCTCAAAAGCGCACCACCTTCGCCTGTGCCTGTTCGTGTCGTGAGCTTCCTGAGCGCCCTCACTCAACAGGAGGTGAGCGTCTGGGACTCCCAAACCCCCGACACTGCGCAGCTCGTGTCGAAGCTCGACGAAACACGCATCTCCCAAGCGTTCCTGACCGCTGTCGCCAACACAGGACAGTGGGGGTGGCTGCACGTCCCCGTCGATCACGAGTCAGGGCGGGTTGGCTTCAATACGATCTGGGTTCTTCCCGTGGGTGGGGGACAGGCTTGAGGGGTGTTGCAGGTGTCCTACAAGGAACAGCAGATGTGCGTGGCCGCGGCTTCTACCTGGTCGATGAGGTGAGCGGGCGAACCGTGCAGGTGTGGGTGCGCGAGCAGGCGGTGCCGCTGATGCGTCGGATGCTCGGCGTGAGAGTGCTGGTTGTGGGGAGCATGGATGATACGAGGAGGGCGGTGTTCGCTGAGGATGTGCGTCCGTGTCCGATCTTCACACCATCCAATATGTGACCCATCTAACCAACATTGTGGATATTAGGGCTTGCACATCCAAAGTGGACGACATATGCTATAAACCATCCCGAACAGGGATACTACTTCACTCAACAATCCAGAAGGAGCAATCACAATGAATACCAAGAAGATCATCGCGGCACTTGTCGCATTCACCGCCGCTGCCACCCTCGGCGCGTGCACCAACCCCGGCAAGGAGATCGCCCACTCCAAGGACAAGACTCCCGCCCCCAATGCGCAGCCGACTAACCCGGCCCCCGCGCCGACCGCCCCCGCGCCTGCGCCCACAACTCCGGCCCCCAGCACTCCGGCCCCCAGCAACCCCACTTCTCCGCGAGTGCCCGTCTCTCCCGCGCCGACCACCCCGCAGCTCGGTCAGGGCAGCGGCTTCTATGGCTACACCAGCACCGCCTCGCAGCCCACTTTCTCGGATGGTGGCTACGACTACGCCACCCCGGCGGACAACACCGTGTCTGCCGACACGAGCCATGCTGCCGCCCAGGCGCGTTTCGCTGCGGCCCAGGCCGCACTCCTGGATGCGAACAATGCGCTGACCGACGCGCAGAACAAGCTCTCCGCAGCTCAGGACGCGGAAACCGCTGCTCAGGGTGCGCTCGCGGACGCGAAGGTCAAGGAGTCCGACGCGAAGGCTGCGCTCGACGCTGCCATGCAGGCTAACCCCGCCGGGTCCGTGGCCTACATGAAGGCCAAGAACGACCTCAACGACGCGAAGGCTGCGACCGTCGCCGCTCAGAAGAACCTCGACCAGGCGAACGCTCAGCTGGCCAATGCTCGCACCCAGGCCGACAAGGCTAAGAGTGAAGCCGACACTGCTCACTCTGAGCTCGACAAGGCGAACACCGCCCTCAAGGACGCACAGGACCGCCTCGCCGCCGTCATGGCCGACCAGGCCACTCGAGCACACGCCGCCGTCGATGCTGAAGCCGCCCTGGATGCTGCGAAGGACGCGAACGCTGAGGCGCAGGCCAAGAAGGCCGAGGCGAAGGCCGCTCTCGAAGCGTCTACCGCCTCCCTCAACGCTGCTCAGACGAACCTTGACGCAGCTAAGCGCGCCGCCGAAGCCGGTGGCATCAACTGGGATGGTCTGACCGTCTCCGAGAAGCAGGAACTCGTCCGCGCGTTCCTGCTCAAGATGATGAACGACTACCGTGGGCAGTACCGACTGCCCGCGGCCCCCATCGGCGTTGACGTGCAGGCATTCGCCCAGGCGCACGCTGACACCAACCCCGGCTTCATGGTCGGCCCCAACATGGCTGACTGGGATAAGGCAAGCGCCGACGGTCTCACCAACCGCCCCTACGGCTCCCTGTCCACGGGCACCAGCTGGGAGGGACGTAACCCTCTCGAGGCTGCTCAGGATGCCTTCGAGAAGTTCCGTAACAACCGCTACGGCGATGCGACGATGCTGAATGAGCGTATCAACGCCTTCGGTATCGGCGTGAGCGAGGACGGCCACATCGCCGTCGTTGGCTTCGTCGCTGACGAGAACACCAAGGGAGCATACACCTACGCGCCGACCGGCGTGGATGTGTGGGGCGGCAAGGAGATCCCGCAGGCCACGAACCCGACCTACTCCCCTTCCCACTCCTACCCCGGCTTCGAGGGTGAGGTTGAGACGAAGGAAGCACCCAAGGTCACCAAGGCCGACGGAGCTAACCTCGCGCAGCTCGAGCGCACCCTCAACGACGCTCAGGCCACCGTCACCCGCGACAAGGAGACGGCGGAGAAGGCCACTGCCGCCGCCGACAAGGCTCAGGCTGACCTCGAGGCCGCTCAGGCCACGCGAGACCAGGCCGTCGCAGACCGAGACAACGCTGACCCCGCCGCCGCACGCCAGGCCGTGACCGAAGCGTCCGACGCTCAGGCCAAGGCCCAGGACAAGGCCACCAAGGCTGATGAGTTCGCCCGCGAACAGGCCGAGCAGGTCGCCCCCGCCCAGAAGGATGTCGAGCAGGCCACCCAGGCCGCAGCCGAAGCCGTCAAGGTTCAGGAAGCCGCTCAGGAAGCCTACGACACTGCCGCCAGCGACGCTGCGGACATCGTAGCCGCCGACAAGGCGCTCACCGATGCCCACAAGGGCACTGAGGACGCGCTCGCGGGCGTGGCTGATGCGGTTGCCAACCGTGTCGAGGCTGAGGATGCTGTCACCTCCGCTCAGGAGAACGTGGCCTCTGCTCAGGCCGACGTGGACGCAGCCGTGTCCGAGCTCGGCAACTGACGGGAAGGTTTGAGAAATGTCCCCTGCCTGGCGTGCTGCTTCTGGGTTCGAGTGAAGTAGTGCCTGAGTGCGCCGGGTAGGGGAGTGCCCCCAGGTTTCGTGTGGAGCCTGGGGGTTTTCTCCACCCCAAATGCCCTGTGATCTACTTAACCGAAACGCGGGTTCTTAACGGTTGCGCACCATGTCCCGCACTGCTAGATTAATTCATGTCAGGAGGCCACTTCTCCGACTCCTGATAAGTGTGAATAGGGACAGCCGCCCGAGGGGAACGACGACCTCGAGACAGTAAACCTCGGGCGGTGATGCTGCTCTAGCTCAATGGCAGAGCATCCGCCTTGTAAGCGGACGGTTGAGGGTTCGAATCCCTCGGGCAGCTCCACCGCCACAAACCAGTGGCGATGAAACTGAATACGGGGTGTAGCGCAGCTTGGTAGCGCATCTGCTTTGGGAGCAGAGGGTCGCAGGTTCAAATCCTGTCACCCCGACGACATGCTCAGCATGTAAAAGCCTGGATGCTATCAAACCGGGGAGGCCTACTTGGTTTGATACACACGGTCTGGGTGGGGCTGGAAAGCTACCAGCCCTCGGCACCTAGCTCAAGAAGGCAGAGCACCTTCCGAAGCCCCGTCCCGCAAAGGTTCAGCCTTGCGACGGCGGAGGAGTAAAGGCGTGAAGGAGATGCTGGTTCGAGTCCGGCAGTGCCGCCCCACAAGGATCTCTAGCTTAATTGGGGTTGTAAAGCGGTGTTCTAGGCCCGCAGCGCGACTCCCTGGGTAAAGCGCCTGCCCGAAGGACGGCAGGAGATGACAGTTCGATCCTGTCGAGACCCACAGCGCTGGTTCTGGTGGACCGGAGTAGTAGGTGCGGGTTCGACTCCCGCCACGCGCCCCGCAAGGGCGGTGTAGCTTATCGGAAGAGCGGCGAAACGAGAGGGGTTCGATTCCCCGGCGTGAGAGAACAGAATACTAGTCAGTTCTCGGACTGGGGGTAGCTCCCCCTTTCTGGACCGTTAGCTCAACGGTAGAGCGGCTGCTGGATCGTTTGATTGTTCCTACGACCAAATGATCGAGTGGCCGATGCAGGTTCGATTCCTGCACGGTCCACAATGCGTAGCTCTAATTGGAAGAGCGCCAGGCCGTAAAACCTGGAGGTTGCGGGTTCGAGTCCCGTCGCAGAGCGCGACTTGTTCGCGTGCGAAGGCAGCGAAAGCTAACCGTTGGGGGTTGATCTCCCCAGGGGATAGTCGGACCTGTTTTCGTCAGGGGTATAGTTCAGCCGCGATCTGTTCGATGCGCACGAACGGAACGTGTGGGTGCGACTCCCACTGCCCCGCCTGGGCCGTTAGCGACAATTGGTAGAGCGCCTGCCTTGCAAGCAGGAGGTTGCGGGTTCGAGTCCCGTATGGTCCACAGCTGCTCTCGTAAGAGGTGCAGCTACCTAGATGCTAGGTGTCCTCCGGGACTACCTGGCTTCACAGAGAGAATCAATCACACTGTCAGCCCGCCTTGCGGGGCGGGTTGGCGTGAAGCGCATTTGGCGGAATTGGCAGACGCGCTGGATTTAGGTTCCAGTGCCTTCGGGCGTGTGGGTTCGACTCCCACAATGCGCACGATCGTCATTGACGATCCTCCTATCCCAGGTGGCGTGAGGTCGCCTGGACAGTAAGAGGCTCTGCTCCTCCAATGGCTTTGCTGCATAGGCTTTGGCTGGAGTTAACAGGTGAAAAGCACCCACCTTAAGGGCCCCACCTCACAATGGCGAAGGCTTCCGGCTCTCTTTTCTTCTCAGGTCGGAGGCCTTCCGCCACGCTTGGAGCGTTTTCCTGCAACCAAACGCCAGTGACGCAGTGTCGCGCTCTCTAAGATGGGAGACGACTCTCCCATGCTTTCGCAGAAAGGAACACCTCACCAATGAATCGTTCTCGCACCGTCGGGGTGGGGCTGGTAGCAGCCTTGTCTCTGGCGTTAATCCCTGCCACTTCGTTCGCAGCCCCGTCACAGACGGACTCCTCATCTGGGGATGCGTCGATCATGGCTCCCAGTAACCCGTCCGTGTCTGAGGAGGACCGGGAAGCAGCTGATGCTCAGCAGGCTGAGCTGGACGCTCGAGCGGCCCGCCCCGACCCGCAGCTGCCTCCCGCGCCCGTGCCGTCAGCGCCTTCGACGCAGACCCCGCCCCTGGTCACCACGCAACCGGATGGGAGCGTCGGTAACGACAAGGTGCACATCCTGTCCCTGTCGGGCGCTGACTGCATCGTGGTGGAGTCGAATGGTCACTTCGGGATCGTGGACGCAGGCGACGACAACGACTACCCGGACGGGTCAGACCCCCGCTACCCGTGGCGGGCGAACATCGCGACGTGGGGACAGGAAGACCAGGTGCGCCCCTACCTCGACAGTCTGGGCATCAACTCCTCCAACCTCGACTTCTTCATCGGCACTCACCCACACTCCGACCATATCGGCTGGGCTGACACTCTGATCCACAGGTACCGCCCCAAGCACATCTACACGCCCGTCTACGACGACTCCTACTCGGTCGGTGACGACGTGAACCCGCTGTGGGACAACCAGAAGATCTACGACGATCTCGTGGCCGCAGCGTCGTGGGCGCAGGGCGCGTATGGGGCGACGTTCGACCAGCACGTCAAGCCCGGCCAGGGCGACCTCATCCAGATGGGCGACATGCTCGTCCAGATCATCCCCCTGTCTCCCGACGAGGAATACGCGCGCCCCGGTGGGCTCGCGAACACGAACCTCATCAGCTACACGGCGAAAATCACCGCTCACGGACACAGCGCCTACCTGTCTGCCGACCTCGAGAGCGGCGAAGGCAAAGAAGACTACGTAGCGGGGGTAGTCGGTCACGTGGACTGGCTGAAAGCCGGCCACCACGGCCTCCACACATCGAACAGCGAGTCCTTCCTCGACGCGCTCTCTCCGTCGCTCGTCATGAACACCGGCTATGAGTTCCAGACCCCCGACCGTCTCGGTCTACCCGCGCTCAGGGGCCGCTACGAGTGGTTCGAGGCGTACTCGATGCGTAACGCCGGTATCCCCGCCCTCGTCGGCACCTTCACCCCCGGCGGGATCACGCGCCCACACATGAACGTCGGTATGGGCCACACGTTCGGATCGACCACACCCCACACGTACTGGTTCTACGACGGTAAACCAGCGGTCACGCGCGGATGGTGGCAGGGCTTCTATGACGGGTGGCACTACTTCGACGGATCCGTGTCCGCGGTCGAAAACGGCTGGGTGCTCGACAAAGGCAACTGGTACTGGATGGACGGCCTCTCCCGCATGGCTGTGAACACGTGGGTTCAGGACGGCGACAAGTGGTACTGGGTGGACGGCTCCGGGCACATGCTCCGCGGCGGCTGGTATCGCATCGGCGGAACCTGGTACTACCTCACTGGCTCCGGCGCTATGGCGACCGGCTGGCTCAACGACCGTGGTTCCTGGTACTACCTGCTCTCCAGCGGCAAGATGGGGCAAGCGTGGGTTCACGATGGTACCGGCTGGTTCTGGATGGATCCCTCGAGTGGGCGCATGGACGCTGGCGGCTGGCGTAACATCTGGGGCTCCTGGTACTACCTGAGCGGCAGCGGTAAGGCTGTCGAAGGGTGGATGGCAGATCGGGGCTCCTGGTACTACATGCAGCCCGGCAACGCGCAGATGCGCACCGGATGGATCAACGACGGCACCGGATGGTACCTCCTGTCGAACAGTGGCGCTATGCGCTCGGGCGGCTGGGTCCAAGACAGTGGCAACTGGTACTGGCTCGACGGCAACGGGAAGATGCTCACAGGCTGGCTCCAAACGGGCGGCGCATGGTACTGGCTCAACCCCGACAATGGACACATGACGGTCGGCACGGCCACCGTTGATGGTCGCTCCTCCCAGTTCGCCCCATCGGGCCGCTGGCTCGGATACGCCTAACACCCCCTCCCCAGTGGGGGATACATGAAGAAGCGCCCACCTCGACTCCTTTGTGAGGTGGGCGCTTCGCTATGTGCCTCTTGATGGCAACCATTCGCCACACCCAGTTTAATGTGCCGAAGAGTGCATCGTGTGGATATAATGGGGCCGTGGGTAGTTGCAGCTACCCACAGCCGATGACAATCGTCCGCCCAGTTCACACCCTGGGTGCTCATCGGATCAGAGGATTGAGTTTAGATTCTCGAAGATCGCCGTGGCCAGGCCTAACGCCGCCACGGGGGTTTTCATATACACCACTACCACATACAACCA